ACATATCCTGTAATGTCTCCGGCGGGGAAGCGTACATATGCCTCCGGCTTGCAAGTTGTATTTCCGTGAGACCGCCAAAACAGTCCTCCGTGCTCAGGGTGCCGCCAGCACTCGCTGGTGACTGTGACCTTCTTCGACTGCGCGGGACGACCACGGAATATATAGTCACGATACCAATTATTCCCTGGCCACCAACCAAACTCAGTGCCTTTTACTCGGTACTGAATCTCCCACCCTTCGTATTGGGCGCGGGCCACGTCCTGCACAGTGGGCAGGTCTTGCCATTCGTTGTTCATTCGTCGCACTCCTGTTTCTGCCGAAGCGTTTCCGCTTCCCAATCCTCACGGTCCAAGCGCTTCTGGCGCGCTATGTCGGCGAGGTCCATTTCGTCGTCCTCGGGGGAGTCGTCCTGCCGGTCATCTTCCGGCTCGAGGTAGCGGTCGTGTGCCGCTGCGAATTGACGATTAGTCATTGTCTTGATGCTCCATGTCGGCGGCGATGCGCTGCTCGTGAACAGCGACGGCGAGGTTCAACATGTCGGCGATCGCCTTCAGGGAAGCGAAGCTCATGTGAGTCGAAGTGGTGACCGGGAGTTGACTGAATCCGAAGATGAAGGTGTTGCTGGAGTGTTCGGAGATAACCGCATTGAACTCTTGGTCGTGATGCTTAACTTTGGCGGTGAGGTACTGGATGCAGGGCATGATATCGGACTCCGGTTTTGGTTAGTGACATACCCATTATAAGGGATTAGTACCCGGATTGGGCTCTGTCATTATTTATTTGATGCTTCTTGAAGTACTCTTCGGCGGGGTCAATCTGAGCCTGGAAGAAGCACTGAAGTAAAGAGATCAAGGAAGAAGCCAGATGATACCGGAAGTTGCTCAGTGGTGTGGGCTTGGGGTTTTTCTTCCAGTGCTTAGCCTTGAGCAGGTTGTTAGCTAGTCCCAGATGGAAGATGACGTCGTCCAGGGTTTGCGGGGTGGAGTAAGGCTCGAATTGCTCCAGGGCCAGACGTTCTAACACCTGATGAGGTGGGATGTCGGCGAGGATACACAGTTCCACTGCGAAGTGAAGGGCATCAGCCATTTCCTCGGGAAGCAGGGTGTGGTTAGCACTTTTCGCCTCGATGATCTCTTCCGTCAGGTACCATGACATGAGCCGGAACCAGTCCTGGTGGGCTCTGAGAGTGAAATCTAACGGAATTTGGGGTGGGGTATATCCCAGTTCAATTTCGATGGGACGGAGTGTCTCGATGAGCTGAGACTGAAATTCGAAGATTCGGGGAAGGGTTTCTTGGATCATGATGAGCGCGCCAGGTAGTGGGTTAGGTGGGTGGTGAGAGCCGTAAAGGCATTGGGTTTGGTATAGTCATACAGGAAGTTGGGTTCAAAGTCATTCAACAGTTTCTCATAGGCTTGATAAATGCGTCGGAGGTTTTCTTTCGTCCCCTTAAGTTGAGGTCGTTCGTCATAACTCTTTTCAACCTGGTTGAATGGAGGGAGGGCGAAAATAGTGTAGTGACGGTCCAACATCCGAATGATGAGGTCTAATGAGGAGAGCTCAGGTTCGGTGGGTCTCAGGATGGGTGTATAGATGAAGTCCGAGACGGCGGGGTGTCGGTCTAAAATCAACTGACGTGGGGAGGTGACCGCCCAGTAGTGATATTGATGGATGTCTTTAGGGTTCTGTGGATGGAAGCCCGCCCTAAGTGATGGCAGATGAAAAATATCCTGCAGCTGTTGGATAAGTGTGGTCTTTCCGGTATTGTCTGGACCTTCAACTATGATCATGGGGTTACCTGGGAAAATTTTAGTGGGAGCGAATGTTTCTAGCTCGGGGGTAAAGTGGTATTATAACCCGAGTGGTATCTAGCAGTAAACTTTCTAGGAGGAAAAATGTATTCTATTGGCGAAGTGAGTAAGCGACTGGGCATCCCTGAGAAGCGGCTATATAAGTGGGTGCGTCGCGAGGGACTGGGTCAGAAGGTAGGGTTCGGCTGGGTGCTATTTGACAAGGATGTAAAGAAGCTCTCTGAGAAGTTGGCTGAGAGGGAGGCAGCATGAGTGCGGTAACCCGGCTACATAAGACTCACCCTAAGGTCCAGAAGTTATATGACCGAGGCATCAAAAGTGTTATACCCCTACTACATGGGAAGTCTCCAGGATATGGGGCTTGGCAGAAGATCACTGAGGAAGAAGCCCAAGAGAAGATCTGGGAATGGAGTGAGAGCCATGGGGGTGGGGATAGCAACTTCGGCATCCGGTTAGGTAGGGGATTCGGGGACATCGTTGATATAGATCTGGACTCTGAGGAGTCCCGCGTTCTGGCCAAGTACTATCTGCCTACTACTGCTCGGTTTGGTCGAGGCGGTGCCGTAACTCACATGATCTACCGGTCTGGAGTGAAGAGCAGTAAGCGTATGTGTTGGGACAAGCGGAATGAGAAGTCGGTGTTGCTGGAGCTGCGTGCTTCGGGACAGACGATGGGACCTGGTAGCGTGCACCCTGACACCGGCGAACCTATAGAGTGGATGGGTGAGGAAGAGATCTCTGGGATAGATCCTGAGAACCTTGAGAGGTCCGTCCGCTGGTTAGCTGCGGCTTCGCTGTTGTTACGAGATTGGCATGGCGGGGCTAGAGATGAGATGTCCGTCTGCCTAGTGGGTTCAATGGTTCGCAGTGGCTGGGAAGATGAGGATGTAGACTCGTTCCTGCGTGGGATACTGATTGAGGCAGGGGATGAAGAAGGTGAGAAGCGTCTCAAGAGTGAGAGGCTTCGTGAAGAGTTAGAGAGCGGAGGTCGAGTCCCTGGGCTGAAGCGGCTTCGTGAGCTATGCGTTAGTGGGGGTTCGGGCTTTGGACTTCGGGGCTTCGAATCCTTGGTCGAGTGGCTTGAGTTAGGTGCTGGCGATCTGATAGAGCAGCTTAATGCCGAGTATGCTGTGATTAGGAACGGCGGCTCAGTCTGCGTATTGCAGGAGCAGCGTGGAGGTGGAGTGGCATTCCTGACCCGCTCGGATTTTTCGTTGCTTATGGCGAATAGAAGAGTGACTTCGGGTGAGCGGGAAGTGACGGCTGACAAGTTCTGGCTGGGTCACCCTGATCGTCGTGAGTTTCCTGGTGGTGTGGTGTTTAAGCCTGGGCTTGAGAGTGGGGGTGGGGAGTACAACCTGTGGCGCGGCTGGGCAGTTGAAGAAGAGGAAGGGGATTTTGGGGTTGGGTGGGAGCTGTTTCTTGAACATCTCTGGATCAATGTCTGCCACCAGAGAGAGGACCTTCGGGATTACCTATTGGGGTGGATGGCGCATAGGGTACAGAGGCCATGGGAGGTGCCAGGTTCGGCCATAGTGCTAGTGGGTGTGCCAGGGTGTGGGAAATCTTTGGTCTTCCGTCTGCTGGGCGAGTTGTTTGGTGATCATTACATGACCGTCACCCAGGGTGATCACTTGGCTGGCAAGTTCAACTATCATCTGGCTAACAAGTGTTTGGTGTTGGCGGATGAGGCGACATGGGGTGGAGACAAGGTTCGTGAGGGTGTCCTGAAGACGCTCATAACGGAGAAGACTAAGATGGTCGAGATGAAAGGTCGGGATTCATTCTCGATCGCCAATTGCATCGGGTTGGGGGTCTGCTCTAATCATGACTGGGTGGTTCCGGTGGATGCGGGTGATCGACGGTATTTCATCACCAAGGTATTGGGTGGTCGAGTGGGAGACCATGATTACTGGGATAGGGTGGTGGCTCAAATGAGCGTGGAGGGTGGTGGACTTGGTCGGATGTTGTATGACCTGCGCCGAATGGATCTGTCGGGGTGGAAGCCAGGGGTGATCCCGTGGACAGATGGCCGTGAATCCCAGATGGTGCAGGGTGTGGCTGGTGTGACGCAGTTCCTCCTGGATTGGGGTTCTGATTGGGAGGAAGGCCATGTGGGGGTGAATAAGTTGTATGATGAATATGTGTCTTGGAGTGGTCGAGCTCGGTGTGAGCGGAGACTCCACTTCAAGCGACAGCTGGAGGACCTCTTGCTACCTGGGGCTATACGTAGGGTGAAGCGCACCTCGGGTGGGGGTAAGGAAGAGATCGCTGTATTCGACGCTGGCTGGCTCCGGAGGGTACGCCGGAAGCTGGGAATGCGTAGTTAGTCTTCTACCTCGAAGTCGGGTCGGGTCGGGCTGGATCGGTCAGGTAGACGATCACCCGGATATGCGTGGTTCATTTCGTTCTCCCGGGTGGCGGTGTGTGGGTATATTATACCAGGGGAGATGATATCCCAATGTCCTAAAGTGGGGGCGGGAAAAATATACCAAATGGGTAAAAGTTCGAGAATGGTTGGGGATAACTCGGTCTTGATTGGGGATAACTTTTCTTCTGTTGGGGATAACTTTTCCAATGATGGGTCAAAGGTTATCTTGGGGAGAAATTTTTTTCTCACCAGACTAGCGTAAGTCACTGATTATAAAGCGATAGATGGGGAGACATATTTTTTTTTATTTTAATATCCCCCCAGTGGGGCGCGCGGGGTATAACTTATACCCAATCATCATAGGGTTAAAAATACAGCAAGAAACTTGTATATTTTACCTATTTTTCTCTTTTTCTCTTCAAGATAATAAAATAAGTATATATATCAGTAACTTAGCTATTCAATACTGGTGAGAAAAATCATAGTGGAATAATTCCCACTCGGAACCACTGGAAACAGCGCCCCCAGATGGCACCAAATTGGTTAGTGGGCGCCGTTCAGTAACCCGCGTACTAGTGGGGTGGTGGGTATATGTACCCACAAAAATATAGGCCCCGTAGGGCCTACCTTGTTTCAAGGCTTGATTACATTAAGGCGCACTCCGGACCCAATCCTCTGGCTATGGACTCAGGCGTGGTCAGCTGGCGACCGCAGCGGCAGCACTTACCTTCATGCCATACCTCGACATCCTCCAGGAGAGCTCCCTCCCCTCTGCCCTTCAGGGTCTGGATCACCCAAGCTATGGCTCGACTGCTAGGCTCTTGACCCTTGGGGTGATACTTCATGGTGTCAGGCCAAAGCACGCCCAGATACCTGTAGCTGTCAGGTCCGGTCAGGACGCGGACCCAGACACAGCGTGCGGGATCATCCCCAGGAGGGCGATTGAACCGGTACGTGTAGCGTACTCCTGTCTTCTTACTCTTGATGGTTAGTGTGGCCTTGCCGGCCAGCATCAGTGTCTTCATGGCATCAATCCTCGTTGAACTCAAGATTCATGAGGGCAGCCTCCACCCGATCGTCATCCCGGCTGTAGAACACCATGTCGCCCAGGGCGAGCTGATACTCTTCATCAATATACTCGAACCCACCGTAGTAACGGAGGCGCTTAATGGTGTCCCGGCGTGCAGCGATCCAGGTCTCCCCTACGATCAGCTTGCCGATACGCTTATCCAGGTTCATCCTTTCCGCAGGCCACTCAGTGCCAGTGGCCAGGGCCTCTTCGGCGAGGGCTTGCGCCCTCTCCAGGATCTCAGAGTAGTCCATGATTAGCTCCCCAGCAGACGATTGCTAGACCCGGTCAGGGGGCGGTTCGTGGGGATGGCTGCCTTCTGGCCCGCCAAGTAACCGTCGATCGACTGGCCGACCTTGGAGGTGTGTCCCCTGGCCTCGTCACCGAAGAACTTGTCCATCTCTTGCTTCCGAGCATCCTGTACCCGAACCAAGGAAGTGCCACTCTTGCCGGCGGTCAGCTCCTGGTCCGCAGTGTCCCTGGCCTTGGCCAGAGCCTTCAGGCGCCCCTGGAGGGCGCTAGCGAATCCGTTACGGAACCTGTTAGCCTCACCCAGGCCCAGGCCCTTACTGGCTGCGTACGCCTGGTGCAGGAGGTATTCGTGGAGCCAGACGGCGAGGACCACGTCCTCCCTGGGTCCCTTGAAGGTAACAGTGCCGAGGCCGTTCGAAGCTCGGGTCCGGGTGAATATCTTGACGCCCCAAGCGATGATCCCTATCCAGGGCGGGACCTCCACCGCGTTACGCTTTCCCGGTCTGCAGCCTTGAGCCGACTGAGTGGTCATATCCCACTGCGCCGCCAGCTCCACTGCGGCCAGGTCGCCCAGGTCCAGGTCATGCTGGGCCATCAGGTACGCCGCCTGACGGGCTGCCGTCTCCGCCTCTTGGGGCGCAGCGCCCGGGTCACTGGCCAGCGCCAGCAGCTTCTGGATCTTTTCGATCGCACGATTGTTAGTCATCACATACTCCGTTTCGCCTTTGCTGAGGCTCTTCAGCGACGCTGGTAGCGCCGGACGGAGGTGGGGATTGGTTACCCCACCTTGCCTGGATTACTCGTCGTCAGCGTCAGCCTCGGGGGCGGTGGCGACAGGCGGGGCGACGGTCAGCAGGGACCTGACCTTGGCCAGTTCCTCCGAGGCCTTCTTCCACTCCCAGCGGGAGCCAGTGCCAACCTGACCCAGGGCCTTGCGCAGGCGGCGGCGGGCGATCCGGCCGACGATCCTGAGCTCGACGCACAGTTCGGCCAGGGTCACGAGGTCCGGGTCCTTCTCGACCTTGGCCTTCTTCTCCACCGGCGCAGCGGGGGCGGGATCAGCGTTAATCAGGGAGGCCAGGGAGGCGCTCAGCGTGCCAGCCACCGGGGTGGGCGGGTCGCACTCAGTGCAGCTGGTCTTCTTCACCTGGTACTCCTCGTCAGCGTCGTCGCGGACCTTCCAGAACAGGCCGCGGTCCTCGAGGATGGTACCGGTGTGTTCGCCGGTCTGGTTTTTGAAAGCCACGCACAGGTTGGCGGGCAGGGTCTTCTTGGGCTTGGTCATGGCAGTATCTCCGGTTAGTGGCAGGGACCTTTCCCTGCCGACAAACCCATCATAAGGTATTGCCCTCCTCCTGTCAGGATATTTCTCAAATTATTTTGATACCCCGACCACACTTAACAACTGTGCGCGAGGGCGCGGGGGCGCGCGTATACCATACCCCAAGCGGCTTGTCCATGGGCCACAGTGATATGGCATCAGCATGGGCGTACCCACCTGGCATATGGCCTCAGCATATGGCTATGTCCTGAACTTGCATGACACCTGGGTAGCGCCCCCCAAAGCGCTTGAACTTAGAGTTCTGCCATGCAGCGCGGGGCTCAAAGAGAAAAAGAGTATACAAGTAGACCCCTATAGGGTATAATACCCCTATGCGCAGACTAACCCCCGAAGAACTCCTCGAGATAGCCCAATCCAAGGGCTCTCCCCTCAACATGATGAAGAAGTACAACATCACTAAAGCCTATGTGTACCGACTGAGACGAAAACTTGTGGACAAGACCCCAGAACCCACGGTAAAATAACCACATGAACCCTGCGCCTACCCCATCAGTCCCGATGCACCCCAATAAGCGAGACTCGACTCAAATCGAGGTCCTCATCGGTATGGGCGCTTCCCTCGAGTATGTCTCCGCACACTTGAACCTCTCCTCCGCAGATCTCCAGCGGTACTATGAGAAGGAGATCCAGCACGCGGAAGAGGAGGCCAACCTCCGCGTAGCCAAAGTCTTCCACGATCTCGCCACCTCGGGTGACTTCCCCCAAATGACCCAAGCCTGGATGGAGATGCGCGCCCGCTGGTCCAAATCCACCACCACTTCCTCCCTTCTGTCCAAAGAAGAGCAAGAAGCCGCTCATCAAGACGCCCGCCAGAAGCTTCTGAGACTCCTGAACCGTGGGAAATGACCGCGAACTCACCCTAGCGGACATTGAGCACCTTTCCCCCGACGAGATCACAGCCTTAATTCACGACTGGTCCCTCTGGGCTCGCCACTCTCAGCTCCCCCCTGACCACCCTGACTCCTCCCTTCACCGCTCCACGACGTGGGAGATCTGGCTTGCACTTGCCGGTCGAGGTTGGGGCAAAACCCGCGCTGGAGCCGAGCAAGTCCTCCGCTGGGTAGAGCAAGGTCATCGACGCATTCACATCGTCGCTCCGACCACCGCAGATACCCGAGACGTTTGCGTAGACGGTGAGTCGGGCATCCTCTCCGTCGCTCACCCCTCCAAGAAGCCCACGTACGAGCCTTCTAAGCGGCGATTGACCTTTCCCAACGGGGCCACCGCTCTTCTGTTCTCAGCTGAAGAGCCCGAACGACTTAGAGGACCACAGTGCTCAGCCGCTTGGTGCGATGAAATCGCCGCCTGGGCCTATCCACAAGAGGTTTGGGATCAGCTCATGTTCGGCCTACGCTTGGGCACCCTGCCTCAGGTCTTTGTATCCACCACACCGAAGCCTATCCCCCTACTTCGCAAGCTCATAGCGCAATCCAAGAAAGAGCCTGACACCGTAGTCGTGTCCACTGGCTCTACCTATGAGAACAAAGCCAACCTGGCCAAGCCCTTCTTCAGGCAAGTCGCGCAGTACGAAGGCACCCGCCTAGGTCGACAAGAGCTTCACGCCGAGTTGATCGACCCCCGCGAGTCAGGGATCATTCAAGAAGGCTGGTTCCGTCTCTATCCCAACACTCTACCTACGCCGAAGTTTGAGCTGATCATCCAGTCCTATGACACGGCGTTCACCGAGCGCTCCCTAGACCGCAAGACGCAAGAAGCCGATCCCTCCGCGTCCTCCACCTGGGGCATCTTCGCGATCACCCCCGCGATCCGTACTCACTTCTCGTCCCTCCCAAGCCATATCCGCTACGGAATCCTCCTTCTCGACGCCTGGACCGAGCATCTAGGATTCCCAGAGCTAAGACAGCGAGTAAAGAAGGAGTATGATACCTCCTACTATGGTCCAGAGGGTGACGCCCGCAAAGCCGACGTCGTTCTGATCGAAGATAAGGGCTCGGGAATCTCCCTGCGTCAAGAGCTTCAAACAGTCATCCCAGTCCGGGCATACAACCCTGGCCGCGCAGACAAGGTAGAACGTCTCCACGCGGTCTCTCATCTCCCCTGTCATGGGCTGGTCTTCCTACCCGAATCAGAGAAGAATCCGGGACACCCGCGCAATTGGGTAGATCCCCTGGTTGAGCAGGTGTGTACCTTCCCCTTGGTTGATCACGACGACCTAGTCGACACCTTTAGTCAAGCTATGCAGTACGCTAAAGATCAAGGATTCCTCATCATCGACGAGCCCGAGGAAGAAGACGACTACGTAGACCCAGACGACGCCACTACTACTCACTCGCACCGAAATCCATACGCCGTATAGTACTGGACAAGACTCCCCGGGAGGTATAAAATACGTTAATCCTCCTGGGAGTTTCATCGCATGGGCATTTTACAAGAACTCGCCAAGAGAGCCGCGCTCAAAACTAAGACAATGGCGCAGGAAATCCCTCTCGCCACAGAACAGGTCACCCATCTTCCCGTTCCACGACAGGCCTCTCCCTTAGCCGAGGTCTCAAAAGCCCAGGTTCTCAAAGAGATTCCAGCCTATCGCCCCGCACCAGAAGGCCTCGAGTCCCCGCAGCGCCGCAAGATCCTCAAACAAGCCGCCGCTACCGCGCTAAGAGCCTCGGTCCCCGACCAGATCGCCGACCCGCTCATGAAGATGGCCACAAGTCCATTGGAAGAAGGCATGGCTCGCGCACTCAAGGAAGCTAACTTAACCGTAAGCCCTAAATCACTGTCTAAAACTCTAACCGATTTCCTATATCAAGGTGGAATAGGGGATGAACTGTATGATATAGGCGCTGGGGTGAGCTATAAAGATATCCTGAAGGGGTATCTCATGAAGCTATATCCATCAGAGCAAATTCCCCACCTGGACACAGCCTTAAAGAAGCTTAAGTCTCTAGAGTCGGATGATTTTGATCCTAGTTATGACTTATACGATGGAAACTTAGTTCGGTTATTGAAGGGTGAATCTCCCTCTAGCTACTATGACCAAGAAATTATTCCAGAGATCCATAAAGGGATTCAAAGTAAAGGTTTCACCGCAGAGGAGCGTCAGGCACTTGAACATCTTCAAGAAAATATGCCACGAGCCACAGAAGACCTAGACAATCTAATAGATGGTGAAGATGTTCCTTATCATCTGTCCCCGAAAGAGCTTCAAGAATGGATCTTCAGTCATGGGCTGGATTGACAAACTCCTCTCGCTCACGCGTCAGACCCCCGAGCATCTAACTCGGGCTTCCGGCTTGTATGAGGAACTCCCGCATATAGCCAAAGCTTATTCCCCTAGCTCAGTAGCTCAGGCCTTAGAGTACGCTCCTCCGGGCCAGATCATGGCTATGCGTCCCGACCAATATCGCTCCTTAGCTCAATACCTGCCGAAGGAGCAGTCAGACCCGTATGTAGCTCACTATGCCAAGCTCTTGAGAGACCGGGAGTGGTCAGAGCCTCCGCCTAACCTGTTCATGGAACACTACCTGAACACCGTCCGAAACCGACCTTTTGAAGGTTTCTCTGACATACCATTCCTGCAATACATGCAAGACCCCATGTCAAAGATCCGTGGCCAAATCACCGGACACGAGGGTCGTCATCGTAACCTGGCCATTGAAGACGTATTCGGACCTGACCTAGAATGGCCAGTACGTTTCTCCAGAGACCCTCTCCCCAAGAGTCCTATGCTGGTCTATCCCGAAGGTCCTGGCTCGTCACGTGACCTTTCCCGCAACAAGCGGTTCGCTCAAGGCGGCCTCGCACAAATGAGTCAAAACCGTGGATCCTAGCAAGCTAATCAAGGTCACTTCTCCTTTGGCTCAGGTAGCCAGTAAAGGTGCCATTGCGGCTAACTCGGAACATGCCGTTACTCCCCTGATTACTCAACCCACCCGAGATTTCCATCGTACGCTGATGAGTTCAGTACGTCAGCGTATGGATGAAATGGCAACTAATGTGCAAGAGAGAGAATGGAAGTACCAAATCGGAGACCGTATCCTTACCCCGAGTGGTCAAGTACTAGAGATTCAAGGGCAGACCTGGTCGGGGGGCAAAAATGCTGGCCCTCGCTATAGAACAGAGAGAGTGGATGTTCCGGTAGGCGCAGACGGTCGTTACAAGGCAGACGCTTACGCGGATATTCTAGAGGGTGATCAATATCAGCTGATGAGCGGACCCAGGAAGAAACGTGGCGGCCTCATACAAATCAAGGAGTGCAGCTGTGGGTCCACTTGAACTCTTGAAGCTCTTCCATGGGGGGCGTAAGTTCGAGAAATGGGATCCTAAGACCGTCGGGTCGGGTGAAGGAATGAGGTACTTAGCTCAAGGCCCCGGACTCTATGCTGGGGATAATCCCGACCTGGCTCGGGTGTATCTAAAGTATGGAGGAAAAGACCCAGCCCTCTCTGAGCTAATGGTAGACCCTACTAGCATCCTTCAGCCACAGAAAAAGATGTCCGAGGAGCATAAAGAGATTTACCAACAGGCTCTTAAAGGGCTAGATAGTCTTGGATTGAGGGCTTCTAGCTCAGGCATACCAAATGCTTTCTTGGTGGGTAGATCATACAACCCTCAGGAAGTAAGGCAGGCACTGGTAGAATCTGGTCTTACCGGGCTTAAGCAAGACCTATACAATCACTTTGGATCAGAGTATGCTATTTTCGATCCTAGCATTATTAAGTCTATCACCCAAGCTAAGAAGTGCGGGGGTCTTGTACAAATGAGAAGGAGCCGTAGTGGGCGCAGCAACCGGTCGTAATAATCCCGACCTTGGGGTACTTCAACTCCTAAGAGGACTGGGTGGAACTCTCGCCAGCGCGGGTAGAGGAGCTTTAGCGTCTACGCTCGGAACTCCTGGCGATCTTGAAGCCATAGCTCGCACCATCCCTTCCTGGATAAAGAATCCTACCCTAGAGTCATTTGCCAATAACTTTCAACGGAGTTCTCAAGAGTCGTTTCTTCCGACCACGGAGGATATGGCTACGAAGCATTTGCCTCAGCTCCCGAAGGAGTTTCAGCAACCCACCGTAGAGCAACTAGGGCAATTCGCCGCGGTAGGACCTAAAGGCGCTCTGGCTTTAGCCTCAAATCCAGCTCTACTCTCCGTAGCCGCCGGGGCTCATGGATTGCCGGGTGGATTAGGTATAATTGGAAGGCGTGGAGCTGACCAATTGGGTCGGTCATCCATTCAGCGTAGATTGGAAGATGAGTTTAATGCCGCAGCTAAGGTAAAGGCTCGTGGCGAAGATCCAAGAATGAAGGGAAACTCTGGATCTTCCACCACCTGGACCGGATTCGACTTAAAGCCTCGAGCCGAAATGGACACGCTGGGATTTAAGCCTAAGCATCTGCGGCCTACGGATAATTTTGTACCAGTACAAGACCTCTGGAATCTGGAAGATTGGTTCAAGAAAGCTTACCCTGAGCTATCCGACAACATGATGGTTCATCACTCTAATGATGTCTTACTAGGTAACGGTTCATATGACCCATCCGCCAAGCAAATGGTAATTGGCGTGAATCAGTCTAACCTAAGCCCCGCGAATCAAAACTTCATCACTAATCAATATCCCCACATCCTTGAGAGTCAGTTAATCAATACTTTTGGGCATGAGGGGTTAGGACACGCCGTAGCCGATGTTGAACGATTCACTCAAGGCACGAATAAGAGTCGCATGGGAGACCTGCTAGCCTCTAACTCGCGTCCTATGCTAATGGACAAAAATGAGTTAAGTTCTCAGTTTTTGAGAGAGCTGGTTACAAGCTCGAATCCCCATAACGTAGCCGCGACTTACGTGGCCAAAGATCCCAGCCTAAGACGCTTTGTTCAACAGTCTCTTCAAAACCTGATGACGGGAAAGCTTGATCCACAGGATGCAATGGAACTAGCTGGACACTACTCAAGCGAAGCTGACCGGCTACGAGAGACTTGGCAAAATTCTCAGTCCCTTCACTCCATTCTAAACTCTGGACTGAGAGACTTCGCTCCAGAAGACGTTATGAAATCGGCTGAGTTCTTTCAGCGAGAAGCTCCACCCAACCTAGGGTATCATTCCGGTGATGCATATAAAGTCTATCGGGCTAACTCTGGGGAAAATGAGGCCGAGTTGATTGCCGGTCGGATGCTGGAAAGGATGATCGATAAGTCGGATACTCCCCTGGTTGAAGAAAACGAGATTCCGGTAAAATACCTTCACAACTTTAGAAGATAATTCAATGTCAACTTCTTTAGGCGGTCTTGCAAGTATGCAGCTTTCTGAACCAAAGCAGAATGAGCATACTCGCTCATATACTCAAGATCTTCCGATTGGACACAACACCGGATGGAAAGATCTTAAGCGTGGAGTCAGTAATTGGGGTCCGGAGATCCTGGGCTTCGCTGGGGATATTGGAGACGTTCTTACCAACACCATTCAGCGTGCACAGGGTAAGCGTGGCCCGAATCTTCGACCTGGGGAGCTTGGCAACTCGGCTAGACGAAGGTTCTCCCATGCAGCCAGAGCTCCTAACCTCGAGTCAGTAATTGAAGAGCCTTCAGACATCCCCCCACTGGAGTTGGCCGCAAATATAGCCAATCCACTATTATTCCTCAGTCCAGCGAAAATGGGAGCCTTGGTAGAGAAATACCCTAATGCGGCTTCTATTCTAGGTATCCTTCATGGACTCCCTGATGGGGTGGGCTCTCCACAGGCTGGAGCTCTAGGAATTATCAAAGAGCGTGGAGGAAACTGGCTTAATCGGGACATCGAACAAGCCCTTTCCTCCGTGAATCATAGGGGGGCTTGGCAGTTACATCCAGATATAGTTCCATATGAAGATGCTAATCATCAAGGGTGGATGTTGCACCGAAGTACTGGTGAGATATTCGATTCCCGAGAGGTTAAAGAGATCTTAAATGCTCGAGCGGTAAATGACTGGATAAATGGCCCATTCACCAAGTACCTTAAGCGCGACTTAGGAACGGATAATGACCCTATTCTTCGACTGCTAAATGAAGGAAAAGAGTTCAATGATATAGGTCTGGATGCCAGTAAAGTTAATGCCCATGGGACAGATGTGCACCCTAACATCGGGTTGATCGGGAAAACTCCCGCGGCTAAAGCCTTTGAGTTCGCAACCGACAGCTCAATCATGGACAACTACGGGAAAGACCTTAAGCGTCCTCACATGATTCCAAGTCCTAATGGCGGTCCCGGAGCTTATAATTTGAGCCACCCTCTGCCAAATGGGGACATCTGGATAAGGCCGGGAGAAGGAGGAAAATCCGCTTTGGCCACCCCCATGGATTACACTCTGGGTCACACCGAAGAGGAGGCTCTAGCCAAGGCTGAAGCCGAAATTCAACGCCGTTATGAGAAGTTCTATAAGGATGACGCTAAATGGTTGAGCAATCTCCAGGATGACGATAAAGTGTATGGGTTTGGTTACCCTACCCACATGACTCAGGACACCGGACTGGAAGAAATCCCTCTATGGATTAGGAATGCCCTCGAAGAAGGAATAATCACTCCCCAGCAACTAAAGTCTGGTAACTTCTCGGTTGAAGCTGCCGTTCGAGCTATGCATGATGCTCGTGAAGCCGACAAAATCGCCCAGGCTAAGCTAGCGTCAGAAGAGGCTGAGTTGGCTCGCCGTTACTCCAACACCATTCGAGAGTTTCCTGAAGGCCACTCTTTGATCCAATACAAGCTGCCAGAAAAGGTCCCTGAAGGAGTCAAGATTCGAACGAATGATGACGGAACTTTCTCTCCACTTGACTCTAAAGGAGAGCCGGTCATGTTAATAGACCCGCATAGGGGAGAGGAAGAGATATTCCATGACACTCCTGAGAAGGCTTATCTGGCGGGTCAATTAGCTATTGAAGGAAATCGCATGGGTCACTGCGTTGGTCGATACTGCGAAGCGGTGGCTAGAGGTGAACAGGAAATTTACTCAATTTGGGACCCCTCAGGGAAGCCTAAAGCCACTATTTCGGTGTATCCGAAGTCTAATCCTCGGGGCTGGGACATACCCGACTTAGAACAGATAGATGAGATGGTGGGACTTAATTCCGACCTGGAAAAGACCATGTACCAGGAGCTGGCTAATATACTACCAGAGGGTGTGGACCCTACCCCGGTTGATATGGTGGAATGGTTGAAAGATAACCACCCGTCATTAGCGGCTCAATCTCGAGCTCAAAGGCTGTATAACTACTACCGTCAAAAGCCAGCCGAGATAGGCCAGATCAAGGGACAGAGTAACGAACAGATCGATCCAACCGCCGTCCCACACTTGCTGGACTTTATCAACAACCCTCCTGAGCACTTGAAGTCAAATATGGGTTGGGGCCAAGTCCGGGATGAACATTATGGTGGGATTCGACAAAACCGTATGACTGGTGATTGGGAGCCAAATCAACGGTATGCTGAAGGGGGATTAGTGAAAAACTATCCTGAAGGACATTTCGACGATCTTGAGTTGTTTTTGAAGTAACTAATTTCAAGGTCACTCCCGGCTTGAAAATCGCTGTATAATACCTTATCTCCGGAAAGAAACCATGGCTGACATTGATCCTCTAACACTGGGTGAAGTTCCCGAAGACTACGTCGAAAATGACGATGGATCAGTTGAGATCCCCGGACTCGAACCAGTCGTCTTGGACGAAATCAATAACTTTCAAGTTAACCTGGTCACCGTCTTAGACTCTCAGGTACTTCAGGATTTAGCCTCCACTTTGACTGAGCAAGTGGAGAAAGATGGTGAGTCTCGTAAGAAGAGGGACAAGCAATATGAAGAAGGTCTTCGTCGTAGCGGTCTTGGTGACGATGCTCCAGGCGGTGCCGAGTTTGAAGGAGCTTCGCGGGTGGTTCACCCGGTTTTGGCGGAAGCCTGCGTGGATTTCTCAGGCCGAGCCATTAAGGAGCTTTTCCCCGCCACTGGCCCAGTAAGACGTCAACAGTTCACCGACATCCTGTCACCCGAGGTAATTGAGCGATCGGACAGGAAAGTCGAGTACATGAATTGGCAGTTGACTACTCAAATGGAAGAGTACCGACCGTCACTGGAACAGCTGCTTACTCAACTACCCATGGGTGGTAGTCAATTCCAAAAGTTTTGGTTCGATGAGAGGTTCAAACGCCCGAGAGTGGAGTTTGTTCCGGTCGATGAAATTCTTCTCCCATTCTCTTCGAACTGCTTTTATACCGCTCCTCGGGCCACTCATCGCCAGCTTATTAACAAGTATGAGTTTGAAGAGCGGGTCAAATCTGGCTTGTACGCAGATATCTTTGACTCTTCCACTGGATCTATCCCTGACCGTAGCGCTACAGCTATGGCCAATGATAAGATCGAAGGTCGAGAAGATGATGGGTATAACGATGATGGGCTACGGGCCATTCTGGAGATCTATACTTGGCAGGTCATTGAAGATGATACCGTAGCTGAAGGAGAGTATGCCCCTTACATTATCACCATCGATGAAGATACCGAAGAAGTTCTAGCGATCTACCGCAACTGGGAAGAGGGCGACCCACTCTTTACCAAGCTAGACTGGTTCGTTGAATGGGTCTTTATCCCCTGGCGGGGGGCTTATGGTATCGGACTGCCTCACCTGATTGGTGGGTTGTCTGCCGCACTCACCGGAGCGCTTCGCGCACTGCTAGACAGCGCCCACATCAACAACGCCGCGACCATGCTCAAGCTCAAGAGTGGTCGTGTGGTGGGTCAGAATACCTCGGTCAACGTCACTCAGGTTTGTGACATCGAAGGTCCGGCGGGCATCGACGACGTTCGCAAGCTTGCCATGCCCATGCCGTTCAATCCCCCGTCCCCTGTCCTGGCACAGTTGATGGGAGACTTGTATGGGTTGGCTAAAGGGGTTGTCGCTACTTCTGAAGAGAAGATGTCACAGGTGGGTGACCGCACTCCGGTCGGCACTACGATGGCCCTCATCGAGCAAGGAAGCACTACCTACTCGGCCATCCACGCTCGGTTGCACTACAGTCAGAAGAAAGCCCTAAGTATCCTTCATCGGATCAATGCTACCTTCATGCCTCCAGCGGATCCTCAGAACCCGGATCCTCGAGCTATTTCTTCTGATGACTTTAAGGGATCAATCGACGTTGTCCCTGTCTCTGATCCTTCTATCTTTAGTGAAGCTCAGCGATTCGCTCAGATTCAAGCTATGGTCCAGATGTCTCAGGACCAATCTGTCAAGTGGAACAAGGAAGCTCTTTACCGCAGAGCTCTTAAGCAGATGCGGGTGGATAACCCAGAAGAACTGCTGCCTCCTTCACCGAAACCGGTTACTGCTGACCCCAGTTCGGAAAACGCGGCCGCCGTAGCGGGCAATCAGGTCCTGGCAAATCCCCAGCAGGATCACTTAAGTCATCTGATGGGTCACTTGGCTTTTGTTTCCAGTCCACTGCAGTTGCACAATCCCCTAGTTCCGGCTCAAGGCCTAATGGTTATACTAAATCATATGGGTCAGCATATGCAAATGCTTGAAAGCCAAATGACTATGCGAGTAGCTCAGCAGCTAATGCAGCAACATCAGCAAATGGTTCAGCAAGCTACTATGATGGGAATACCTCCGCCGCCTAGCCCTCAGCCTGATCAGGTTATGGCTCAAGCTATAACTCAGGTTCAACAAGAACTAGCTTCACAGCTTGGCCCATTGATTCAACAGGTAACTCAAATACAGCCTGAGGTTCAAAAGCGTATTCCTCAACCCCCGATGCCTCCCGAGATTCAGGCGACGTTGCAAATCGCCCAGATGGAGAATCAGCGGAAAGTTCAGCTCGACCAAGCCACGCTGGCAAACAGTCAAGCGGAACAACAAGCGAAACAAGCCACGGACGCGGCGCAAGTCCAACTGGATCAACAGCAGCAACAGTTCGACCAGATGATGGAAACACGTAACGCGCAGTTTGAGCAAAAGCTTGAGCAACAAAAACTCCTGGTCGAAGAGCAAGCGAAAACTACCGAGAATCAGTTGCGTTCGCAGAATGATCAGTTGGTGCAGCAGATCGAGTTGGTGAAGAATCGTGCTGACAACGATCAGAAACAAATGACCGAACTTCTCAAGAACCACGACGACAATGAAACGAAGCGTGAAATTGAGATGATGAAAAACCAAATGAACGCGATGGCCCAGACCCAAGCAGCACAAGCGGCTCCGCCAGCACCAACCGACTTCACTGAGCAGTTCCAAAAGATGGCAGAGATGCTAGATTCAATTGGTACCAAGAAACTGAGTGAAGCCATAGGTCCAATCACTTCCACCCTTCAAGTCGCATTGGAACACCTGTCTGCCCCTGCCGAACTCGTTCGTGACGAACGGGGTAAAGCTGTTGGGATTCGCAAAGTCATCAAACCTCACTAAAAAGGAATTACCATGCCTACCGCCTCTTACGTAAAAGTCACCGCTGCCAATGAAGATCTGGCCGAAGGTATCAACTGTGGTACTGACCAATGGGCCATCGCTCTTACCAATACAGTACCCGGTTCAAAGGTCTTCACTGCTGGTACTACGGACCTTGCTACTTCTGGTGGTTACACCGCAGGGGGTAACAACGTGAGTACAACCTCCTCGAGTATGAATGGGTCAGACTTTGTCCTTGTTCTAGCGGACCCTGCCGTATGGACAGCATCTGCCGGTGGCTTTACATTCCGATACGCAATTCTCGTCAACAAGACCGTGACTCAGGGCGCTGGTGGTACTAACGTAGCTTACTGGGACTATGGTTCAAGTCAAGCGGTTGCCGCAGGTGAGACCGTTACGGTTGACCTAGACCAAACCGCCACTGTCGGTGTGTTCAAGATCACCTAATCCGTAGGTAGCCGTTCATGGCTATTCAATACGTCGGTGGGCAGGTCGCTGGTCGTGCTGGGGCAAATTCCACCACGACCGTTACCTATGCCCTGACGGGCGGCTTAGCCTCTGTCCCAGCGGCGGGCGATCTCGTCATCATCACGGCGATTGTCGGCTCACAGGGCCGCAATCCCGCACAGGCGATCACCGCCCCCGCCACTTGGACGGCGCTCGGGCAACTCAACCCGAACACGACGACCTACGACACAAGTCTCAACGTGTCGCGGAAGTTCATGCCGGCCACGCCGAATACCACCTTCACGCTGCCCTCGACGGGCAATGTGGCGGACGCCCAGCGTTACACGATTCAGGTGTTTCGTGGGGTTGATCCAACCAACCCGCTCGATGTGGCTGCGGTCTCTGCTACTGGCACGGCAACAGGCAGGCCCAATCCCGGCTCGATCACCCCGACGACAGCCGGCGCTTGGGTGGTCATCTGTGGTGGTGGCGCAGCGGCCACCGGTGCGGCCTACACTGCGCCGGCCAACTTCACGACCAACTTCCTGACGGGCTTCACCGCAGATACCAACGATGCTATGGTTGGTTCCGGCTACTGGTCAGGCTGGACAAGCGGTGCGGTCGATCCGGCACAATACACTGGCGGCACAACTAATGCGGTGGATTCTTGGGCGGCCTATACGATTGCTCTACGACCTGCGGTTAATAACTACTCACTAACTGCACAGGGCGGTTCTTATTCTGTAACTGGTGGTACTGCATCTTTACTGAGAAGTAAAAAACTAGTAGCATCAGGCGGTTCATACTCACTGACTGGTTCTAGTGCCATTCTGACAAAGGCAGCAGCAGGTGGCACAGTCCTCCAAAGCGTCTATGAGGGTAGTGGAGACAACGCAACAAGTACCACAACCATAGCCACAACGATCACGGGTGTAGCCGCAGGCAGCGCGATCATCGCCTTTGTTGGCGACGGCGGTGGTTCTACAGTAACAGTTACGGTTAGCGACGGTACATCCTATACGCAGTCGGCGGACGGTAGATGCCGTGACACAGGTAATTCGCAGAATTCAAATGCCTTCTACTTGCTTAATGCTGGATCGGGAAGCCACACAGTAACCGCCACGTTCAGTACGGCTGTTCCTTTTCGCCGATTGCTCTTGGTGGAGGTCGCAGGACTCGCCACAACCTCAGCAGAGGATAGAGCGGCAAATCAGTATCAGGCAGCACCTGGTAATGCTACTGATGGAATTTCTTCATCAGCTACCGCTGCCACAACAAACGCCAATGATTTTGTCATCGGTCTGACTCAGAACACAGGATCGTCAGGAGCAGAAAGCACGACGCTGAATGCCGGAACAGGGTACGCCCTGATCGGCAGCCGGCAAATGCTGACCTCAGAGTACAAGAATGTCTCGGCAACCGGCGCGCAAACGGCGACATTCACCGATGGTACAAACAGCTTCCCAAGAACCACACACGTCATAGCATTCAAGGTAGCAGCCCCGGCATCTACTTATACACTAACTGCTAATGGTGGTAGCTATGCCCTGACTGGTTCCTCAGCGGTAGTATCTAGAAATAGAAAACTAACGTCTAGCGGGGGCTCATATAGTCTAACAGGTGCCAGTGCTGTAGTATCTAGAAATAGGAAACTAACCGCAACCGGTGGAGCATACACGCTTACTGGTGGCTCTGCTAACTTATCTAGGAACAGAAAACTCACTGCTTCTGGTGGCTCTTATTCTCTGTCAGGTGGAACAGCAAACCTGCTGAGAAGCAAGTACGTAGCCGCATCAGGAGGAGCGTACACTCTTACTGGTTCCAGTGCTGTACTTACATGGACCGCAGGTTCTGTCAACTATACGTTCACTCTACTAGGTGGATCGTACTCAGTAACCGGATCAAGTGCTGTTGTATCTAGAAATAGAAACATGACAGCAACTGGTGGAACCTACAGCTTAACAGGTGGCTCTGCGAATCTGCTCCGCTCCAAGCGTATTGTATCAACTGGTGGTTCTTATGCCCTGACCGGGGCAAGTGCGAACCTACTGAAGAGCAAGCGTATCGTCTCAACCGGAGGCGCGTACAATCTCACCGGTGGGACAGCTAACCTCTTACGTTCTAAGCGTATTGTCTCTACGGGTGGTTCATACACACTAACTGGTGCTAGCGCGAACCTAGTCAAGGGAAGAGTACTCACTGCTCAAGGTGGGGCTTATTCCTTAACTGGTGCATCAGCCACGCTTCTCCGTTCTAAGTTAGTAGTCGCTCAGGGCGGCAGCTACACCCTGACAGGCTCGAGCGCAGTTCTAACCTGGACCTCGTTAGCAGCGAACTATACGCTCACGGCTCTGGGGGGTTCATACTCCCTGACAGGTAGTTCAGCTACCCTCCTGCGGTCTAAGCGGATTCAAGCTTCTGGTGGCAGCTACACCTTGACCGGCGCTAGTGCCACCTTGCTGAGAAGCAAGTACATTCAAAGTTCTGGCGGTGCATACTCCGTTACCGGTAGTCAAGCGATAATCACTAAGGTAGTAAATTACACCCTCATTGCTCTGGGTGGTAGTTATGACTTGATCGGAGCAAATTCCACTCTCCTGAAGAGTAAGTATCTTCAAACTGCTGGCGGTGAGTACAACCTGACTGGTGGTTCCGCTATAATCATCAATAGCGGTGACGCGGCTAGTCAAGGACAATCCGGGGTTAGTCGTCTGGCTCGCAGCAATGTTTGGAAGCCAGTACAGACTAAATTACCGCGTGAGTTCGTTGAAGAGCTCCAGGCAAAAGCTCTAGAGGAAGACGCAAAACGCAAAGTAGTAAGTGAACCTCCACCGGTTATAACAACACCCAAGACTCGTAAGGTAAAGCCTCAGAAGCCCGTTACGGCAGTTCCTGTACGTTCCGCACGAACCTACACTCCACATATAGTCTCCCCTGATGATCCGTGGGAAAAGATTTACGCTAAGATCAACGAGACTTATTTACAAATCTCGAACGATGGGGTACAATATCAACGTATTCGGGATGAAGCACAATCCGAACTCGATGAAGAAGATGATATTGAGTTTCTTTTGTTGCATTACTAGAGGAGAAGCAAATGAGCAGACTGGCACAAAATCTTGGTGGCCAAAGCCAACAAGTCAAGCAGTACGCCAAAGGCGGCATCGTCAAGCATGATGATGTCAAACAAGATACCGCTCTGATCAAGAAGTTGATCAAGCAAGAAGAGCGTAAAGAGATGAAGTGCGGTGGAAAGGTGAAGAAGTAATGGCCAAGTTCAATGTCACCTACTCTGACGGCACTAGTCGGGTGGAAGAAGCATCAGATTGCTCTACGGTCGAGCAGTTTATCAACACTCGTTTTGGATCATCCTCGGGGGTTTCCAAAGTCAAGGTTACCCTGGCTGAAGAAGAGTCCAAAGTAGTCAAGCCCAGTCGCAAATGAATACTGATCCATTAGTTGTCGCAGTAGTTGTCCAGATCCATGAGAAACGTGAACAGCTGCGTGACGCTTTGGAGCAAACGGTGTTCAGTGACCTGTACCAGATCGGATTGCTCCAAGGTCGGTTGCAAGGTCTGAAGATGGCACACGATGCTATTGACGACGCGGCACGAGCAATAGATGAAGGTTAAATCCTCCCCCAATCACTGCGCGGTGATGAAGCTCGTCTGGGGCTTCACGGGGGAGGACCAGACACCAGACTTTAAGGAGAATCGCTATGATCTCAGCTTCTGATCTACAAACGGCATTTCCGGAGATCCATCCCGGCATGTCCCCGCTTGGCGCACGAGTGGTTGTTCAACTCCGCACGGTTCGCACCAAAACCTTGGGGGGTATCGTTCTGGTTGAGGATACCAAGACTTTCAATAAGGCCAATACGCAACTCGGTCGTTTGATCATGCTTGGGCCTATTGCCTTCCGTAACCGAGACACAGGTGAACTCTGGCGTGAGGGTGTATGGGCTCGTCCAGGAGACTATGTCCGGATTCCTAAATGGGGGGGTGACCGGTTCGAGCGTAAGATCCCCGGGACGGATGACACGGCAATTTTCTGCGTGTTCTCTGATCATGAACTAATCGCTAAGGTGTCACCCGAAGCGTTTGAAGAAATCGACGAAATTCTGTAAGGAGAATTGAAATGGCTGTCGAACAAGAAGTTGAACTAAACACCGAAACGGGTGAAGAAGTTATCGCCCCTGAAGTACCCGAAGAATCCGATCACGATGAAGACACTGGAGGTGGGGATGAAGAAAGCGGTGGACACGACGAAGAACTGTCGGAAGCCTCCGATGACGAAGAGCGGGAAGAAATCCGAGCTCGTCGAAGGGAAGAGAGACGCAACCGCAAAATCAATCAGCGAGAACGGGAAGACACACTTCGTCGGGAACTCGCTGCCAGAGACTCGATCATCAACGAGATGCGTGGACGTCTGGATGCGGTGGAAAGACGCAATACAGGTTCCGAAGTAGCCCAGATTGAACAGGCGAAGAAGCAGACTGCTCAAGCCTATGCCTACTACAAGGATCAGATCCGTATCGCCACCGAGGCGGGTAATGGTACGGCTGTTGCAGAAGCCACCGAAAAGCTGATCCAATCACAGCGCAAGTTTGATCAGCTCACTTCTTATGAGCAAGCTTACAAGCAGAAGGGTCAGGCTACTCAACCGCTGGACCCCCGTCTTGTCAACCATGCTCAGGAGTGGATGACCCGCAACAAGTGGTATGACCCTTCGGCGAAAGACCCTGACTCACGCATTACGCTAACGGTTGATCAACAACTGGCTGAGGAAGGTTGGGATCCTACCACGAAAGAATATTGGCAAGAACTCGAAACAAGAGTCAAGAAATACCTGCCACACCGCGCAAATCGTGGTAAAATTAGTAGTGATAGGCCTCGGTCTGTTGTTACTGGTTCTGGACGTGAAGGGGTTAGTGTGAGTTCTGCTGGGTCTTACAAGCTATCTGCTGAAAGGGTGAATGCTCTTAAGGACGCAGGTATCTGGGATGATCCCAAGCAACGCGCTGAAGCCGTAAAGCGGTTCAGGGACTATGACAAAGAAAACAAGGCTTAAGGAGCGATTGAAATGACCGACAAGAACCTGCTGAATGGCGATGAAAGACTGAAGAAGTCTGCTGCCGAAGCTGTCCGTGGTGATCGCGCATCGTCTGATGACGAACGTACTCAAAAGGACGGAACCTCTATGACTGCTGCGGAACGTCGCGCTATGCTTCGTACCGAGTGGACACAAGAAGTTCTACCAACCCCTCCGAAACAAGCCGGATGGCATTTTTGCTGGCTGTCTACGACCAACTCCACCGACCCAATTTACAAACGTGTTCAGAAAGGTTATCAACTGGTCAAAGCCAGTGAGATCCCCGGATGGACGCAGTATCGGGTTGATTCGGGTGAGTATGCTGACTGCATTGCTGTCAACGAGATGATCCTTTCCAAGATTCCTGAGGACCTTTATCAGGATATCATGCTTTATCTGCACCATGAGTTGCCGATGGAAGAGGAAGAGATGCTTCGTGCCAATGCTCAGAAAGCGGTCTCCGGAGAAGACAGTAATGGTCGCCCCCTAGGTGAAGTCGAAGGCTTCACGTCTAGACGGGTATCAACTCCTCATTTCTAACAAGGAACAAACATGGCACTCACCGCCTCCCCGTTTGGCTTCCTCGTTCGCCGCCACCCCACCGGTCAGTCTCGCGCGATGCAATACACGATCGCCGCGAACCAATCTGGTGTCATGGGTTATGGTGACGGGGTCTCGCTGGACACCAACGGCCAGATCATTCCCGGTCCGGCTGGCACTACCGACCTGATCGGTGTTTTCGCCGGCGTCAGCTACACTGACTCCACTGGCAAACCGACCTTCCAAAAGAACTGGCCCGGCGCAATTACCGGTGCTACTGACATCCGTGCTTGGGTCTACGACGACCCGCAGAACGTGTTCGAAGTCCAGGTCGCCTCTGGTGGCTCGGGTTACGTTCAAGCTGTCATCGGCGCACAAGCCAATCTGGTCACCGGTACTCCGAATACGATGACCGGTCAGTCGGCTCAAGCCCTGAACGCCACGCCCATCGCAGCTTCCTCGCAAGGTCAATTCCGGATCATCGGTTTTGGCGAAGGCGGCGCTTACGATGCCACCCTCAACCCGTTCCCGCAAGTTCTCGTGCAGATCGCTCAGCACGTGTTCATCGCGAACAAAGTAGCCATCTAAGGAGGTACTGAGTCATGGCTGGTGCAATTATGCGCAGTACCGAGTTTCGCTCGATCGTTGAGCCGATTCTCAATCAATCCTTCGACGGCGTCTACAATCAACGCTCCGACGAATACAAGAAGATCTTTTCGGAAGAAACGGGTATTGCCCGTGCCTACCACGAAGAAGTCGTTCTGTATGGCTTCGGTGCCGCCCCGATCCTTCCGGATGGTCAACCGGTCATGTACGACGAGGGCGGTCAGCTCTACGTCAAGCGTTACCAGTACGACGTCTACGGTCTGGCTTTCGCACTGACCAAGGTTCTCGTGGAAGATGGCGAACACATCCGCCTCGGCACGACCTACTCCAAGCACCTCGCCCAGTCGATGGACGAGACCCTGGAAACGGTTGCCGCCAATCACCTGAACCGTGCGTTCACTTCTGGCTTCAACGGGGGTGATGGTGTTCCGCTGGCTTCGGCTTCGCACCCGGTCATCGGGGGGGTTCAGTCCAACGTCCTGACGTCGGCCGCTTTGTCCCAGACTTCCCTGGAACAAGCCCTGATTTCGGTTCGTCAAACCATGGATGCTCGTGGTAAGAAGATCCGCCTCACGCCGAAGCAACTGGTCGTCGCTCCGTCGAACATGCTTCAAGCTGAGGTTCTGTTGAAGTCGGTGCTTCGTACTGGCACCAACAACAACGACATCAATCCGGTGAAGACTACCACTTCCCTGAACGATGCAGTGGTCATCTCCCGTCTCACTTCCCCGACTGCCTGGTTCGTCCAGACCGATGCCCGCGATGGCATGAAGGTTCTGTGGCGTCGCAAGGTCGAAAAGGGTATGGAAGGCGACTTCGAGACCGATTCGATGCGTTACAAGTCCACCATGCGTTTCGGCTCCGGCTGGACCGAATGGCGGGCCATGTTCTGCAACGCTGGTGCCTAAGTAAACGGAGGGGGCTTCGGTCCCCTTCTTTTTACCCTTACGCTTTTCATGAAGTAAAGGAATTAACATGCAAATCTCTGATGACCTCTTCTTGGGTCCAGTGTCTCGGGGTGGTCCGCTCAGTGACGGCCCTTCTCCTATGGATCTGGGTGTTGGCCCAATGGGTCGCGTCCATATCTTCGACGTTGTTCCTGTTGCCCTGAACCTGCTCGGTATCGCTACGGCTCAAGCCGTCGCTGCTGCTGGCAACCTGACGCTCACGGCTGGCACGGGTACTACTCTGGTCAACGGTGCCGTGGTCCTGGACACCCCCCGCTGCGTCGACATCCTGTCGTCTGGTGCTGGTGACACGACTCAAACGGCTACGTTCTACGGAACTGATCAATACGGTCAACCGATGACCGAAACGATCACCTTCAACGGTACGACCCGTGCCGTTGGGGATAAAGCCTTCAAGAGCATCAACCGTATCGCTATCTCGGCGACGATGGCTGGTAACGCCTCCTCCGGTTTCACCGACAAGATCGGTCTCCCGTTCCGTGTTCTGTCGCGCGACTACATCAACTTCAACTACAATGCGACGGTGGGTCTCCTGGCTGCAGTTACGGTGGCTGATACGACGAGTCCGGCAACGGCTACGACTAACGATGTTCGCGGCTTCATTACGCTGGCTTCGGTGGCCGACGGTGTCAAACGTCTGGTCGCTACGATCGCTCTCCCGGCGATTGCCAGTGGTCCGAATGCCACCCGTATTGGTGCTTTGGGCGTGACGCAATTCTAATCGCATAGGGAGGGCAACCCTCTCCCTACGCTAGGAGAACACTATGGTTGGAAGTAGGCTTGGATACGCCAAAGTCTCAGGTGCGCCCGCGCTCGTGACCTCGGGTCCCGCTGCCCTGTTTGGTATCGTCGGGGTCACGTCAGTAGCTTCGTGTATCGTTTACGATAGCATTGCGGCTTCTGGAAACATCCTCTGGTCAGGTGCACTAACGCTTGGTCAGGTGGTGCATTTCGGCGGACAAGGTATTGCCGTAGGAAACGGTCTTTATGTTTCCGTAGGCGGTGCCGAAACCGTAAATATCCTGTTTGCCTGATGAAAGATCCATCATGGCATCTAGAAGCCTGTTAGATCTGAACTCTGCGACACGAGAGAAAGCTGAACAATTCGTTTCAGCTTGTGACGAAGCCGGTATTGATGTACTGATCTACTGTACCTATCGTTCTGAAAAAGAACAAGACGTCCTGTACTCCCAAGGGCGCACTACCCCTGGAAATAACCCACGATCCTCTAAGCCGCTTGGTGACATCGTGACCAATGCTAGGGGCGGAGAAAGCTGGCATAATTTCCGAGCTGCATTTGACTTTGTTCCTCTGGTGAACGGTAAAGCGGCTTGGAACAGTAAAGAGCTGTACGCGAAGTGTGGTGCTATTGCTGAATCATTAGGTCTTGAATGGGCTGGTCGCTGGACGGGTCGTCTGCGAGAAACCGCTCACTGTCAATTTCGCGGGGGCTTAACTTTGGCTCAAGCACGTGCAACTTCGAAAGTTTGATCATGAAATGGTTTGTCGCTGGGATGATGTTGGCCCTTCTTTCATTGGCTTTGTATGGTTGGCTTTCCGTGGGTATTCCCCATGTACAACGGGCTAATCCACAGTATAACACAGGAGTGAAGTGATGCTAATCAAAAACTTTACTGAAGCCTTCAAAGCCGGAAAGGCGCTATCGAATGCAGCCACATGGAAGAACGCTCAACTCGTCGGATCGAAGCTCGCCATCTTGTTCGGCTTCCTGCTCCCGCTCGCCAAGGTTTTCGGCTACCTCGAAGGGGTTACGATCGAGGATGCGGTGGTTGTTGCCAGCGCTGTCACTGTTCTTGTCGGCGTGTTCAATGGCACCGCTACAGTGGTCTCAACAGACAAAATTGGCCTGCGTGGCCTTCCCGCTGGTGGGACTGACGCCGGAGGGCGAGGAGAAGTTACGGAACTCGCACCCATCGAGTTACCTACCGAATCTACACCAGTCGTTGTCAAACCTGAACAACCAGACCTATTTCATAACCGGAGTCTCGGCTAACTGCCGATTTTAGGAGAAACCATGCAAACCTTCATTATTATCATCAAGATCGTACTCTCACTGCTTCCCTCAATTATTGAGGCCGTGAAGACGATTGAAGCCGCGTTTCCAGCTACTGGTCAAGGTGAGGCCAAGCTGCAGATTATCCGCAGCATCCTCGAAACCGCCTATGAAAAAGGTGCTGATGCAACGGTTACTTTCGAGCGAATCTGGCCGGCGATCCAGTCAGCTGTCGCCGCCGTGGTCAGCATGGCCAACTCCATCGGACTGTTCAAGAAATAATGCCCGAAAAAGACCCTACAAACTGGCAAGCCGCAACATGGCTTCTTGCCTTAGCCATGGCTTTAGGTGGAGGACTCGTCAATTGGTATGCTAAGGTTAGACACTCACACACGAGGTCATTCAACATCCTAGAACTCATCGGTGAGCTTGTCACGTCGGGTTTTGTCGGTATCGGTGTGTTCATGGCGCTTGATGGCTTTGGACAACCTGCAAGCTTGTGCGCCGCTGGTGCGGGTGTAGGTGGTCACATGGCAGCGAGACTCCTGTTCATAATTGAACGCATGATCGAACAGCGGATAAAGAAGGTTGGATCTTAACCACTAGGAAGTGAGAGAACCGTGGCAACGTCAGGAACTATTGGTCTCACCCGAATCAGCACGGCGAAACTGCTTGAGAAGGCTATTCGTCGTGTTGGGCTGAATCCAGCATCGCTCACAGCCGAGACCGTGACTACGGCACAGGAAGACCTGTTCATGCTGTTGCTCAGCCTGTCCAATAAAGGTTTGAATCTTTGGACTGTTGATCATCAGATCATAGCACTAGTACCGAATCAAGCGACGTATAATCTCCCGGTCGGTACTCAGGATATTCTAAACGCGGTCATCTCCACGCCCTCGGAAGTCACTGGTGTGACCCTTAGTTCTTCCCTGAACACCGTAATAGACGCTACGTTCACCAGTGACACCCAAAAAGTCACCCGATTCGGGGTCCGGTTCACTGAGGCTATTTCAAGCATCTCAGTAGCGTCCTATGCTTCAGACCTTGTTACCCTGCTAGGGACACAAACCTTCACTCAAAGCAGTGGGGTAATGGCGGTTGACCAGTTGTACTGGTACGACCTGAATCCAGCAACTGAGGGTAAGTTGCTACGTTTCACACTCACTACGGTGCTTGATCCGCTTACGCTCCCTGGAGTCATTTTCGATACGTTGGAATTTGATCAAGGTTGTTCTTCTATCCCGATTACCCCGTTCAATCGCGATGACTACACCAACCAACCCCGCAAAACTTTCACTTCACCGACTATCACGAACTACTGGTTTGAGAAGTTGGTGACCCCTAGAGTTACATTCTGGCCCGTCCCTAACTCTGAAACTAAGTGCGTTGAAATTTGGCGCTATCGTCAAGTTCAAGACGTTGGCGACCTGACCGAAGAGCTCGAGATTCCGGCTAGGTGGTATGAAGCAATCACGTGGCACTTGGCATTACGTCTGGCGTTTGAGCTCCCTGGAATTGATCCAGGGCGACTACAAGCCGTTCAGCAAATGGCGCAAGGTATGGTCATTGAAGTTGAGGCCGGTGAAACGGATAATGCTCCCACTTACTTTGCTCCAAGAATTGGTGTTTACACCCGCTGAACATGCCTAAGTATATCTCAACCGGTCCTTCTAATCTAGCTATCGCGGTCTGCGATAGGTGCCATATGAAGATGCCATACACTGCACTACGGTCAGATGGTAACTCACCAGGGCTTCGAGTGTGTAAAGGTTGTTGGGACAAAAAAGATCCGTACCGTCTCCCTGCTCGCCAGACCGAGAACATTTCACTACGCTATCCTCGCCCAGATGAGTCGCTAGAATGACCGCAACAACCTACAGCACTTTGGTAAATGATATCATCACTTACTGCGAACGTACTGATGAGCCTTTCTTGGCACAAGTCCCCCGCTTCATTGCTCTGGCTGAAAATCGCATTGCCAGTGAGAATAAGCCCTTCGGTTTCCTGCGTGTCGTATCTGGCAACCTCACCGGTAATGTCGTACAAAAGCCTGTGAGATGGAGAAAAACCAAAAGTATCTCAATCACGGTGAATAGCCAAAAGACATTCTTGTACAACCGAAGTTACGAGTACTGTGTTTCTTATTGGCCCAATCCTACACTGACTGACGTTCCTCTATACTACGCGGACTATGACTACGAACATCTGTTTATTGCTCCGTCGCCGGTTCAGTCATTCCCCATGGAAATTCAATACTATGAATTGCCGGAGCCGTTGTCGGAGGCCACTCAGACCAACTGGACTACCCGTTACGCGCCTCAACTCCTTCTGTACGCGGCGCTGATGGAAGCCATGCCTTTCCTTAAGACCAGTGAGCGTATCCCTGAGTTTCAAGGTCTGTATGATCGTGCGATGGGGGCGATCAATAAAGAGGATCAGTCGCGTGTTACTGATGATGCAACGGTTAGGAGTTAAATCGCATGACCCAAAATTATAACGACGTCTTTGGGGTAAATACCGTTCCCCCGTCGCAGTATGGTTATCAGGCAATAGTCTTAACTGCAGACACTACGTTCAACTGGCCCTCTCAAGGGACAGCCAATCTTATCTCGGCGATCATGGATGTGTCGGCTTCCGCCGGTTTGTCCATGATCATGCCAGCGGCGGATGATGTTTCCCCTGGACAAGACATTCTTATCCGAAACGTTGGTGCCAATACCGTCACGGTCAAAGGTTCAACGGGTGTAACCATCGCTTCGGTGGCACCTAGTTCGGTGATCTATCTCTATGTTACCGACAATACCACCCCTGCGGGTGTATGGGGTACGGTGGCATTTGGGGTAGGCACCTCTGCGGTAGATGCTGCGACATTGATGGGCTACGGTATCAAGGCTATTGGCAACACCTTGAACCAGTCGCACCCGATCCTGACTACCGGGGCGGGTCTAACGCTTGATGCTACTCATCGTGCATCACTGGTCAACTTCACCGGGGGCGTAACAACCTGCGCGCTTGATCAAGCCTCAGTTCTGGGTGACGACTTCTTCACTATTGTTCGTAACTCGGGAACTGGTACGCTAACCATCAACCCCTACGGTGCTGAACTCATCGACGGTTCTTCGACGTTTGAAGTTCAGCCAGGGGAATCGCTACTCCTGTTCTGTTCGGGTGTGTCGTGGTACACGGTTGGTTACGGTCGGTCGGTAATCTACAACTTCACTCAACTGGTCCTGGATGTTTCGGCGGGCGGTACCTTCACCCTGACTCCAACCGAAGCCAGCAACAAGCTCCTAACGTTTATTGGGAACCCCGCAGCAGGGGTGACGGTGGTTGTTCCGTCTGTGGTGGCAGTTTATTACCTTCTCAGTCAGTTGTCTACTGCGCAAACTGTGACAGTGAAGACTGCACTAGGAACGGGTGTTGCCGTACCTCAGGGACAACGTATCGTAGCCATTTGCGACAGCACTAACGTCTATTCTGCTCAATCAGTTTCTGCGTCCACTTCGATCTCACTGATCGACGGTTCGGTTTCTACACCCTCGCTCAACTTCGCGTCCAAGACCAATACTGGCCTCTATAAGTACAGCACTGCGGGACTTGGTATCGCGATCAACGGTGTTGATGTTGCTCACGTCGATACGACAGGCACCACTTTCAACGGGACGTCGCCAATCGTTTCAGCTAAGGCTGGTCCGACCACTGGTCAACAACACACTATCCCGGCAGTTTCTAGCGATACTTTCACCCTGAACGCCGCTACACAAACACTGACGAATAAGACGATTGTTGCGGCGAACAATACGATCACCACTGCGGCATCAGGTGGTCTGGTAGCCACGGAACTGAATGCTGCACTGGCTGAACTAGAAGCCGAAATTGTTCTCAAGCAAGATGCGGCTACCGCTGTTCAGAAGACCAGCAACACCGGGATTGCCCTGCTACCGTCAGGAACCACGGCTCAACGTGATGGATCACCGACAGTTGGTGGTATGCGCTTCTCCACTACGCTTCTGGGTTGGGAAGGGTGGAATGGTGTTAACTGGACCTCTATTGGTGGAGGCCAGATGTATGGTCAAGCACTGGTCAAGGGAATCTTCTATAACAACACGAACATTTCGGAAAACATCACTGTGCTGGCCGGTACGAATGGCGGCACTTTCGGACCTGTGATAGTGGATAGTGGTTTCACCGTCACGGTTGAATCTGGTTCAGTCTGGAGTATTGTATGACAGTTAAAATTGATGGAACGAACGGTATTGACACCGCCCAACTGCGCCCCGCCGATGGCGACCCGGTGGCGATCACGATTGCCGCTGATGGGAAGGTGGCGTTTCCGCAGAACGCTCAGACTTGGCAGAACGTGAGCGGAAGTCGGACGCCGGGTGTAACCTATACCAACAATACTAGCCTGCCAATTACGGTACATTTCATCGCAAGCGATACGGTTGGTGCCTCTGGGGCTGATATTAACATCACGGTTGGCGGTCTCATTGTTGCGCGTGAAAGAAACGTCGGCAATTCCGGCCTTGGTGGTGCATCTACTTGTTCCGCCGTCGTTCCTGCTGGAGAAACCTATGTTCTTGGTTATACTAACTACGGCGGATCGCCGACGCTCAGTGTCTTTGAATTGAGAAACTAATATGAGCCTAATCAAAGCAATCAAGGCCCAACTGGGCCTCTCCGTCACCCCGGCCAACAACTTCACGCTGGACGCATCTGCTGACAACGGCACGATGAAACTCGCCCGTGGCAACGCGGGTGCGACGACGCAAGACATCATGACTGTGGCAGCGGACGGGAAGGTGGCGTTTCCTGCCACGCCACGGGTCTATGCTTCCGGCGAGGTGATTCAGCGTTTGGTGTTTGACGGCGGAAGCACAACCGGCGTTTCTGCGGTATCACTGGTCAATATCATCGACACACTTAAAAGCATTACACCAAAAAGTACCAACTCAACGCTTTATGTTGTTGGCATTGCTCAAATTGCTGGTCCATCGCCTGCTGCCGGCGTTAATCTTTCAAGGCACATGAGGATTTATGAGGGGTCGATAGCAACACCAGTTGGTCCTCTTGTTCCATTATCAGCCATCTCCGGGGCAGGAACCGGAATTTCACCCGGAGGCTCTGGTGTTTGTACTGCGATTCTGACAAATACCACGCTTACCGCAAGACAGTTCGGGCTTGGGGGGTATGTGACTGGAGTAGGATCAGCGAACTACAGCAACCTGATAGTTGATATTACGGAGATTCAGAACTAATGACCGCAAAACTCTCAGCATCTGCCGACGGCACCAAAGTCACCATCGGCACCACAGCAGAAGATGCCCTGCAAATCGACGCGACGGCCAAGACGATCAAGGCGCTGGCTCCGTACCTGTTTGATGCTCCGCAGAACTCCGGCTCGGAGACAAAGGCATCCACCAGCGGCACCGAAATCAACTTCACGATCCCTGCGGGTGCGAAGAAGATCGAGGTGCTGTTCCGTGCGGTCAGTACGAACGGGTCGAATAACCTGTCAGTTCGGCTTGGCGGGGCGGGTGGTGTGGAAAACGTCAACTACAACACCAACATGATCAACTTTGTCCCAGCTGGTGTATTTAATAACCCAATTGCAGCTACCAGTGGTTTCAATTTTGCTACGTCTGCCGATGCTGCTAATCACACAGGTGTCCTTACGCTTAATCGGGTTGATCCTGCCGACAATGTTTGGTACGGATTCGGCAACCTACTCAATGGCACAAGTGGTGCGCGTTTTGACTCCGCCGGATTAAAAGTAATGCCCGGAGAATTGACGACGCTGCAAGTCACAACTCAGAACAAGGTCGATCTGTTCGACAACGGCAACATCACCGTGAATTGGAGCAAGTAGTGACCCGCCTCCTCGCCCTCGCCCTGCTGGTATATTAGAATGAGATATCTATATCATATCCCGCACTTCATACTCAGCACACTAGTTAATTCTGTTGTCAGCATGTGTGTGACGCTACTAGGGTTGCCGATGGTCGTCGTGGCCCTGTTGTTTGGCACGAACGATCAGCCGGAAACCGCGAAGCAATTCACCAAGTCTCCCGGCACATGGACGCTCCGCAGACTCAAGAAGCCGTTCCTGCTTTGGGACAATATGTTCGACGGCGTGCTCGGGGATTCAACCGGAGATTGGAACAGGATCGTGCTTGCCAGATATGGTCTCCCTGCCACCAGCTTCCTCGCCATGTGGGAGTGGTTGGCCGTGCGAAATCCGGCCAATTATTTTGGTCGCATCATTCTCGGCATTGACGCCAAGGACTACATTTACGAATTGCTCGGTGGAATTCAAGAAGTCTCCGAGACCAAACACGGCTGGCAGTTCATTCTGGCCACCCACAAGATCACTGGGAAGAGGCGATACTGCTTGCGGTTTTCGTACGCATGGTGGTTCAACCCAAAGCGCGTCTTCTACGGAGTCTATGGACACAAGCTGCAAATGGCTCACGCAAACCTGACAGCCGAATCTAACATACGCGACCGGTCTGTTGGTATCGTGTCAAGGTTGAATCCTTACAAGGGACTCAAGTAATGGACGTACAAGAACGACTTCTTCAGTTGATCATGGGGGGTGAAATTACTTTTCACTCTCACCCGCATACAGTGACGCTTGATCAGTATCATCGTATGCAGCAATTGGAAGATACCCGCTTCATCACCGCCAACTTTAGCCCATCAGGTAGTGTCGACTTTATCTTCGCCGATACCACTTCAGGGACAGTCAATGTCTATCTTCCCAGTGCAAACGCTGGACAACGCATTACCTCCAGTCGTATAGCCGGAGGCAACAACTTAGTCATTGTAGCACCTGCCGGTGAGACAATCAATGGCGCAGCTTCAATTACCATCAACACCAATTATGCACCCAGAAGACTCAAGGCGATCAAGGGTCTTGGGTACCTGGAGATCTAAGTGGCTGAAATCAAAGAACTAAGTCAAATAACTGTCCTTCCTGGTATTCGTCGGGATGGTACCATGATTGACGGCGACTTTTATAGCGACGGTCAATGGGTCAGATTCCAGCGAGGGCGACCCAAGAAGATGGGCGGTTATCAAGCTATCACGGATAATCTTTCTGGACCTATTCGCTTGATGTATGTGTGGTCACGAGACCTCATGAACGTCATTTATTCCTTTTCTTCACAGGGGGTTTCTACCGTACTGGTTGATCAAAACGGTCTAGGTAACGCTACGTATGACCGCACACCAGTTGGCTTCACCGCCAATGACAACATCATCTGGTCGGCTGACTCAATGTACGACGATGCCGTTGGCAGTCAGGGAACCATCATTGTTGCCGTTGGTACCAACTCACTTCAGAACATTGATAATCTCGATGAGAAGCAGGTTTATTGGGGTTTGATCAACGACACTACTGTACTAGCACCGATCACGGGTTTGACCGTTTCAGGGGGAGTCTTGTGTATTGCCCCGTATCTAGTCTATTTCGGTTCTGATGGTTTGGTAGGTTGGTCCGACATCAACCAACCCCAAACCTTAACGACTGGTGATGCGGGCCAGGACCGAGTGACTGGTGCGAAGATCGTTAAGGGACTACCCTTACGTGGCGGCAACGGGCCGGGGGCATTGCTCTGGTCGCTGGACTCCCTCATTTCTATGCAGTATGTGGGTGGCTCGGCGATTTTCCGATTCACCACCCTCTCTTCACAAACGTCTATCCTGGCTCAGAATTCTGTCATAGAGTATGATGGAAGTTATTTCTGGATTGGTATTGACCGGTTCCTGGTTTATTCTGGGGGTCAGGTTCAAGAACTACCTAACGACAACAACATCAACTGGTTCTTTGATAACCTGAACTTTGCTCAGCGTCAAAAAGTGTGGGCGATGAAGATTCCACGCTACGGGGAAATCTGGTGGTTCTATCCTCGTGGAGAGGCTACTGAATGTACCCACGCAATCATCTTCAATGTTCGTGAAAAGACTTGGTATGACTGTGAACTAGCTCGGTCGGCGGGGTATTATTCACAGGTCTTTCACTACCCCGTAATGGCAGATTCAAGCGATGTTGGTGGTTCATTGCGACTTAACCTGACTGTGTCATCCGGGTCGTTTCTTGTCGGTGACAACATCACAGGAACAACGTCAGGTACCACTGGTTACGTCTACGCGATCACTGGAACCTTTTATAGTGTCAGACTATCCAATGACGCTGAGAGTTTCATTATGCTAGAAGGGATTCACAATACATCCCGTGCAGGTGAAGCTACGTTGGCTAGTCAAGCACACTTGTACTCAGCCTTTATCCACGAGAAGGGCTTGAATAAAGTGGCTGGTGATTATGAGACCGCTATCCATAGCTTCTTCGAAACCTGTGACTTTGGCTACCCCTGCGGAGGTCCTGGTAAGAACCAAGAGAAAGGTTTGAACCGTTGGCTCAGAATGGTACGCGTCGAACCCGATTTCCTGCTATCCGGTCACTTAGACTTTCAAGTGGTCTCACGTGAATTCCCTCAAGGTGAGGATATTTACAGCGAGCTATTTACAATCGACGCAAACACGGGTAAAATAGATTTACGCGAACAAGGAAGGCTGATACGTCTTCGGTTTTCTAGTAATGTCCTGAGTGGGTTCTACGAGATGGGTCGCACGATCCTGCATACTGAACCTGGAGATGTTAGAAGCTGATGGCTATCAATTCCTATCAAGGTGTCAACGGGGTTCAAGGAGTCAACTCCTTTGTGGGGGGTAACTCCGCTCAAGGATCGAATTCCTACACCAGTTCCACACCGAATAGCTTCATGGCACCCGCGAGCCAGCGAACGGTTCGGGAAGATCAGATCACCGACTCTGGACTTCTTCAGCAGGTAAAAAGTGAGGTTGGGTTTTCACCCGTCAATTCCTACTCCAAACTAGGTGTGGCCCCTCTTAGTGCTATCCAAGAGATTGCCAACCGTCGTGGTACTACCTTTGGTGGCGGGGGCGGAGGTTCTGCTCTGACTTGGGCAGACATGCTGTTTGGTGACGCTGGATACGATCGGGAGGATCTAGGTAATGGATACTCCTATAACCTCCTGGACAAAGATAAAAACGTCATCGGTGTGGGATACTACGACGTAGAGACTGCGATCAATAACCTGATTAAAGAACAGGGTAAAAAGGGTATTCGCGAGAAGGAACTTCCCAATAGCCGCACTGAGTTTGTACCGTATGACACCTATGCTAATGAGAGCGCATGGCTATACCCTCAGGAAACCCGACAAGTCCTAAACGACTGGGCTATCCCTGACTATCAAGGGGCGATTAATCGGGCCATGCTCGAGGCGGCAAAAACTGGTGACTATGCCCCGGTCCATGCAGCATTACGGGCTCAGCATCAACCTGGAGAGGTTGATCCAAACGGGTCTACTACCCGATATGTTGTTGGTTCTAGGGATAACAACTTCGCCACCCAAGAAGAGGCTGAGGAATTTGCTACGCAACGGGCAATGGAGGCTTACACACAGTCCTTTGCTGGGGATGATCTTAATAGACTAGAAGCGTATTCACAACTGGTCAATAATGGTTTGTCCAATCTACACTCAGGCGATCCCAATGAGTTAGGTCTTGCGGAGTACATGCAGTCCAAGGGTATGGACACGAGTGATCCTTCCCAGTGGATGCAGAACACCGCCTCTATGATGTCTCTTGGGGGTATGCTTGGATTCATGGGCCAACAAAATAACTATGATCGTGGGATGTGGGACCAGTTTGTCAAACCAAGGATTACTACGGCGGGTAACCAGAAGGCCGACTTGGTTTCGGGTGAAAGGGGCTTAGTCGGTTCGATCCCAGTTATCAATCCCAAGACTGGTAAAGTCATTGGCTATCAGAATCAGTTCTACGACCCCAGGAAAAGTGAAGGTGAAGCTCATGAAGGTTATGATGACGGCGGCGATCGCCGGTCATTCCATGCTGCATGGGGTTCGCAGCAAGGGCAAGCAATCAATGATGCAGATTGGTGGAAACAGAACGCATATGGTCTAGATGGGAATAAGTACTTCATCCCTGTGGACAAAGCATCTAGTTTCGCCGGCTATACTATGCCTGACGAATATGATGCCAACATCAGCGACTATCGGAAACGTGGCGACCTCATGTCCCGTGTTGGGACTACCCTTACCAAAGGTCTCCTGAACTATATTGCTCCCGGTTCCGTAGCCTTGATGGAAGGGGCAACCACCGGAAACTGGAAGAATGCCGCACTCAACGCGGGCGTTAGTCTGGTCGGAGCGGGAATAGCTCCTTACGCGGGTGATATCGGATCAGCCTTGGGAGCCTCGGCTGAATGGGCGCCGGCTGTTGGTAGAGCTGCAATTGGCGCTGGAACTGGTGCTGCGCGGGGAGCACTCAATGGTGGTGGTCAAGGTGCGCTCATCGGTGGTCTAACGGGCGTGGTTGGTTCGGGTCTAAACTCACTAGCTGGAGCTTACCTCCCAGACACTACGCTCGGGCATTTAGCCGGTGGCGCAGGGGTTGGCGCATTGACTGGCGGTTTGAACGCTGCTCTCCGAAAGGGTGACGTGGGTCAAGCCATGCTCGGCGGAGCTTTGGGTGGCGGGCTAAATGCTGCGGGCTATGACCTAGGAAACTATCTTGGGGCTCCCAGTGGGCTCAACATGGGTGGGTTTGGTACCGGACTGGGTCAGTTTGGTACTCGCCTAGCTTCAGACGTTATTGGAAAACAACTGGCACGTAAGAAGAGGAAGACAAGCAATGGATGAGTATTATGATTATTATGCTGAGCCAGAGTATGTCAGCGACTACACTTACGATGATGGGCTAAGCGAATACGCTGGCCCAGAATTTGAGCCTGATTCCTCGTGGAATGATTACATTTCACAAGGTAATGATATCGGCAACTATCTGAATGACTTCGGTCAAGGGATGGGAGTAATTGACTCCGATCAATACCTTTTCGACGGTGATCTTGGTTCTATCATCAACACTGGTTTCGATACCAGTGGAATGAGTCCTTATACCTTCAGCGATATTCCTCTGGGCGCAGAACTCACTACGGGGGGCAACTACGGGTTTGACACCGCTGCGCTTTCCGACAACAACCCGATGGTCATGGCGGCACTGCAAGAGGGTAATCAGAACCTCTCTAGGCTCAATGACGCCACGTCTGAGTTCGCCGACATGGGTGGTGGTCAGGTTCAACTGCCCACAGGCGAGATTGTTGACCGCGATCAAGCTGAGCGATTGATGACAGAGTACGGAGCGCCCAGAGCACAGTCGATCAGCCCTGAGTTTTTGCGCAGTGGTCTGTATGGGGCGTTGCCGGTCGGCTCATTTGAGGATGACCCTAGAACGCGTCCAAGCCAATCGTACCTGGATGAAAATGGTGATGTGGTCGGTTTGCTCGGTACTGAGGGAACTGACTACCAGAACCCGTACGAGTATCGTACCAGCAATGCGGGTGACACTTTCATCCAAGATATTCGTAACAATGACGCCATTGGGTGGCTCGGTGAAGACGGTCCACAGTATTATCAGGATGAGCGTATTGCCAATAACCTAGCTGCTGGTCGTCCCTCATTGTATGGTGTTCAACGTCCTGGAAGTCCTGGATCTGGTGCTGCTGGTGCTACGTCAGGTTATCGTGGTCAAGCCAGTGCCTCAGGCGGTGGGGCTAACTCACAAACTCCAACTACCAGAGCTGGAGTCTCGGGTAATTCCCCTACACGAAACCGTGATGGTACAACCACTTCCAACGGTGCGATGGGCGCGTTGAACATGGCTGCGATGATGGCCGCTTTGATGGGTGGTCCAAAGACTGGTCCGAAATCTACTCAAGGTAGTAAAGACGCTGAGAAGTGGAAGGTTGCTCGCATGAAGAGTACTGGAAAAGCTAAGCGTGAGGGCGGTTTGATTCAAGCTCACAATTACGCCGCTGGTGGTCCTGTACGAGGTCAGTTTCTCAGCCCTTCACTAGTACGTCACGCTTCTGGTGGTCAAGCCGACGCTATTCCGGCTCAACTGGCCGGGGGTGAATTCGTGGTTCCTTCGGACGTTGTCTCCCACTTGGGTGATGGAAACACCGACGCTGGAGCTGCTCAACTGAACCAGATGATGGCGGGTATTCGTCGTCACAAGGGACAACCCAATCGACTGCCTCCTCAGGCTAAGTCACCCCTCGCTTATATGAAAGGCCGTAATCATGGCTGATATTGGAACTCCTCAAGCCGGTACTACCGTAGACTACACGCAACCGGCGTACTACACCCAGACGGGCCAATCGCTTGCGGGTGGATTGCAGGACATCATGGGTGATACTGGGTTCATCAATGACACGATGAACAACTGGTACAATGCCGCCCCGAACGAGGGAGCCTTGGGTCAGTATTCCCAGTGGAACGCTAACAATCAACAGCAGTTCATGAACCCGTACATCAACAACGTGGTGAATGAGCAAGCCCGCCTGTCAAATCAAAACCTGTTCCAGAACATCCTTCCTGGAGTCAACAGCACGTTTGCTGGTGCAGGTCAGTTTGGTTCTACCCGCAATGCGGACTTCACTAATCGTGCTATCTCTGACCAACAACAGAACCTGATGGGGCAGCAAGGGCAGACTCTGTTCAACGCTCAACAAGCCGCTGGCAACCAGTACAAAGACTGGACACAGATGGGTACGCAAGCCGGTCAACAGGACTTCACTAACTGGCTTCAGCAAGCGAATTACCCGCTCAGTGCTTTGGGTCAAGTGGGTCAGATCTACGCGGGTATGCGTCCTGGTCAAGCTCAGTCGATCTCGTCTTCGTCGGCCGGCCCAAGCACCATGGAACAACTGTCCGGTGCACTAGGGGTCTTGAATTCCGGTCTCAACGACGGCACGATCAACAACCTGTTGAACTGGGCCGGAATCAACTTTAACGAGTAAGGAATCAATATGTCTGACGTTCCGATGACTCTTCCTCAAGCAGCACAAAGTCGTGATGTGACAGGTGCATTGCAACAGTTGCTCATGTCGCGCATCCCCTCGCAAGAGCAAGAGCAACGTCAAGCAATGTCCCGTGCTGATGCCCTCGGTGAGTACCAGAACCGTCTTCGTCAACCGGCGATGGGTGAGGACTACACCCCGACGCTTCACAGCCTGTATTCCATGATCGGAAACTTCGGTCCAGGGACTCCGACGGGCTATGCTGCTCTGAAAGGCATTGCTCAGGGAGGGGCGATGCTTGGCGAGCAAGCTAAGTTGAAACAAGCCGGGGAGCTCGCTGCTGCCAAACTGGGTTATGAGGATGAAAAAGACCTGGACAAGCTGGACTTGATGAACGTACGGGGCTTGTCAATGCTCGCGGGCAGAGGCGGTAGTGCCGGTTCATTCATTCAGTTCAAAGATGACAATGGAAACCTGTACATCATGAATAAAGCTACGGGCCAGCGAGAGATGATCCCCGCTACCCACACCAAGCTTTGGGGTGATGCCTATAAGTTGGCATTCGAAAAAGCCGTAGCTGAAACGATGAAAGACCCTGAGGGTTATGCCACGAATATGGCTAATCAGGCCCTAAGGGGTGTTCCCGGTGGAATAGTCACCGTTGATACCGTCCAGAAGCCCACTCGCCCGGCTGGAGTTCAGGGTCCGATTACCCCTGGAGTTGAGCCCGTCTCGACTTCCCCAAATAACTCCAAGTCTGGAGCAACGGCGGGATTCCCCGATGCCCGTTCTCCAGAATCTGATCGGCAGATGATCTTGGGTCAGGAATGGGACAAAGAAAATGAGATCATTCAGCGATACAAGAATGATATCACTCATCCTGAGTATCAGCAAGCCCTCAGAAATCAAGCTTTACTCAAGCAAGAGATGAGATCGTTAGGTGCTCCCAAAACCCCTCCGGCTACTCTGGAGTATAAAGACAAGCGTGTGGAAGAGCAAAACAAAGGGTATGGTGAATCTGAAGGTAAGGGACTATTCAAGGAATATGAGTCCCTGGGTCAGCTACACACTAATCAAGCCAGGCTCTTGAATCAACTTACCCTCCTGAGGAAGATCTACGAAGATCCCAATATCCCTGAGGGTGCATTAGCTCCAATCATTCATCAAATCCAATCTGGGGCCAAGTCTCTGGGAATCAATGTAGACCCCTCGATCGGGCCGGCTGATCTGGCTACGGCTATTGCCACAAACCTCTCACTGGCTCAACGAACTGCCAACGGTGATAACCTGATGCCGGGTTCGATGACTACCTTTGAAGAGCGGTTGTTGATGAACATGGCTCCAACCCTGGGATTGACCAGTGAGGGTAGGAAGTCTTTGACTGAGTACATGATCTTAGTGGCTAGGTCCAATATGCGGTTGGCCGAAGAGGCCCATAAGATGGCCGCGGCTAACAAGAATCAGCTGTCCCCCAACTGGTATCAACGCAAAGACCGAGTGATGAGGGAAGAGATGCTCAAGCTACAACATGCCCATGACCAGCTAATGCTTAGGTACGGTGGAAAGAAATGAAACTTGACAATATGACCCCGGAAGAAGTAGCGGCATATGCCAGCTCGGCTTCCGATGAGGAATTGAACGCTTACCTTAAGAGTCATCCACTGAGTATGGCAATTCAAGCCAATAAAGAGGCTCAGTCCAAACCAGCTTCAGTAGACAACACTCAGGGAATGTCAGGCCCTGAGCTATTTGCCGCTGGAATGGGTCAAAGGATGATGGGAATCCCCCGAGGACTTAAGGAGATTGGGATTGGGATGTTCGGGACACCCGAACGGATCAAGGAATATAACCAAGAGAAAAGCGATCAGTCGAGCATCGACAAGGCCCTGCTCAGTAACTGGGAGGCGGGTGCTGGAGGGCTGGGCTCAGATGTCATTACGTCGGCATTGGGTGGCGCTAAGGTGCTTCCCCAGGTGCTGCTAGCTGGCGCTGGAGCGGCTGTGCGTCCCACGGCTGGCCCCATTCAGGGTCCTGAAACCTTAGAGCGGCTAGTAAACTCGGGCGCCGCCGCAGGTACCACGGCCTTGACAGGAAGTATGATTCAACTAGCGGGCAAGGGTGCTGGAGCTGTCGGTCGTCAATACTCCCCAGAGGGAGAGTCCGCCATGCGGCTCAATTCGGCGGCTAATAGGTTGGGGATAGACCGGAAAATTGGGGACCTGGACCCATCCTCTACCACTTCAGCTCTCGAGCGTAACCTCCCGGGATATCCAGGAATTGTAAAAGACCAGAGTCTAGCCTTTACTCGGGCGGCTCAAGACATTAAGGACATTCCTTCTAAGACCGGGAAATCTTTTGAGCCTCGTCTTCTAGAGGGTGAAAAGCTCAGGGAAGCTATTGTTGAGGGTGGAAAAGCTCTAGAGACTCGAGGGAGCCAGTTGTGGCAAGAACTGGATAACCATGTCCTTAATGCCGGGCTTCCTGGAGTAAAGCTCTTGAATACTGCCCCTACGGTCTCTCGAGTAGTGGCTCAGTTGACTCCAGTCAACAAAAGGGGAGTTTCGGTACTAGAGAAAAATCCTATCTATCAGCGAATCGACGAGTTTGATCCGGATTCAGCTAAAAGACTTATGGCTCTTCAAAGCCCTAAAACTTTACTGTCTTTTGATGAGCTTCATAAGCTTCAGACAGCCGTAGGAACCGCCCTGCGTAGGGCCGAAAAAGATGCCGCTGTTCCAGGGTCATCCATGGGCGACCGGAAAGCCCGAACCGAGCTTCGTAACCTGTATTCCAACTTGTCGGCTGACGTAGACGCCTGGGCAGTAAAAGACAAGTCAGCTCAGTCCCTCCTGTCTGATGCCAAGAGCTTTTGGCGGGATAAGGTGGTTCCAGGGACAGTCAACAATAAGGTTTATCAACGCTCTAACCAAGGGGTGTATGGGGCTACTCCAAGAGCTTACACTGACCCGGCTCAGCTATACTCGGATGTCAATCGTCACACCCAAAACCTCCAAGACATTTATCCTTACATGTCTACGACAGGTCAGGATCTGTTCAGCACACTCAATACTCTTCCTGACGTAAGTCGGCATTTGACCACGGGTCAACTTCCTACTCCCCCTATGGGACCATTGACGGCTATGGCTGGAGTAGTAGCTGGGAGTCCCTTCCAGGGGGTTCGGGCGGCCTTAGCCCACATCCCAGGAACTAGGTCCCTTTTGGGGTCCGAAGGAGCCAAGAGACTATACTTCGCCAAAGACGTCTTGGAGGGGAGTCCGGCCGGAAGGCTGGTTTGGGGAGCATCACAGGGGGTTCAGCAACCCCTGGAGTCCGGAACCAAGAGGGTTCTCGGTTTGAAACCACGCCCTTAATGTGGGTGTGGTAAAAGTCCAAGTAGCGATGCGTGGAATTTTCAAGTAGTAAAGACATGAGCTTACTCTAGGATTTGCTCGATAGTTACGGTTAGCTCTTTGAGTTGGCTTAAAGTCATGGAATTAAACTCTGAGGCTAGTTTTCCGGGGATGATAAAGAACTCATCGGACTCTTCCACGTACCCCACGACGTAAACTCTACCACCAGCTCGAGTCCTAAGCATGGCCCATAAAGCTTGGTGTGGCTCAAGGCAATTAGTGAATACCGGAGTGGCGGCCCGCTTAGGTAGGGTCTTTACTTGCTTAAACTCGATCCAGAACTCTTTACCGTTTAAGCAACAGTTTAAGTCCGGGGTTCCTGGTCCAGCCGGATTCTCTACCCTAACTTGATGACATCCAAGGGGTAACTTCTTCCTGAACTTTCGAGAGGCTGAGGTTTCTGGATTCATAGAAAAAGGGAGAGCTTGTGACCCTCCCTCCTCCTTTTTCCTGGATAATCGGATAGATTACTCAGCAGCTTCTTCGTCTTCTTCGACAGCTTCAGTCTTCGGCGTCGGAGTGAGAAGGGCGATGATCTCGTCCTTCTGATCGAGAGGGAAAGTCCAGCGGGCATTGCCTTCGCGCTCGCCGGCCATCTTCTTGCGCAGCTTCACCCGAGCACCAGTGGTCTTGATGCCCATCTCGGCGCAGATCTCAGCAAGAGTGATGGTGGTGGCTTCTGCAACGGATTCGTCGGTTTGAGTCTTGGTCATGATATTTCTCCTTCAGAAATTAAAAAGTCTGGGTTTGGATCCAGTAAAATCATTATATGTCAGGTAAGCAAAAATGTAAATGTCTCGATGAACTAAATTTTGAAAATTTCCATCACCGAATCGCTCAATCTTCTCTTGTTGATTACTGCGGTGTAAATTACTTCATCGGCCGTCCCTTTCATTAGTAGGTAATGGTATCTGACTTCTGTGGTATCTACCACCACAATTCGATCCAAGAACTGTTTCCATTTCAAGAACGAATAGTTCATAGAGAAGATTACCATCTCATTGTGGTGGGCCAGGTTAATGCTCTCTCCCGCTGATGGATTCAAGATGGTTACTTGACTTCGGTCATCAGGATCATACTGATGCTTCCCACGGATCTGTACATGGGATATTCCTCGCTCAGTGAGTCCGACTGAGATTGCATCCATTTCAGCTTTGAAGTTAGCCACGATAGCATAGGTCTTACCCTTAAGCTCAGTATCGACCAGATTCCACAGGAAAGAGAGTTTATCCTGAGAAGTGGCATGAGTGACTCGCGTGTCGTCCTTGATAAAACCGCCGCATAACTGATGGAGCTTCATCATCTGGGTCATGGGCATCGCAGCCGTAGCTAATGCATCTTGCAGTTCTAAGTAAAGCCTATCCCTCATTTGCTCATAGTCCACCAAGAACTCAGGGGAGGGCTGAATCTTGTAAATCTTCCTTCTAACCAGGGTCTTTACGGTTGAGACTTCATCTCGAAGAACCCGATATGATAATGACTTAAGTATTTGCTTAAACTCTTCCTGGTTCTTGTATCCGGTAATCTTAGGGAACGGATCTTCTTCCCTTCCAGGGATTCTAACTTGTTTGATGATCAGGTATCGTCCCGAAAACGCTTTCCAGTTGGGGAAAAGATCGGGCCTAATGAACCGTAATTGAGCGTAATAGTCCTCCATCCCCTGCCCCTGTGGGGTACCTGTCAGGATCAGACGTTTGCGGCTTATACGGCCAAGTCTCCAACATGCCTGAGTAACCTTGCTACTGCGTTCCTTAATGCGATGACTCTCATCGACTATAGTTAAGTCCCGACTATAGAGGTAATCTCCGGGGTTGAGCATAAATCGCTCAAAGTTAATGATGGTGTAATATGCTGGATTGAGCCCCATTAGCTTGATGGCTTCAGTCCAGACGGGGATACCTTTCTTGGGACAGATGATTAGAACATCAGTACAACCCCACCGTCGACTCAGCTCAAGAGAGACGTAGGTCTTTCCTGTTCGCTGCTCCATCAACAACCCATAGCCCTCATGGTGAAGGGCAGACTGTACAGCCTCCTCCTGGTAAGGCCTTAGTTCAAACTGACTCACGAGTAAAGTACTCCTTAAGCATCTCGGTTATCCTCTGAGCTTCTTCCGGGCTAAATACCCATCGACCCCCGGGCTTATCCAGGGTCTTTCTGAGGAACCTTCGGCAGTGGGAGGGCTCCCAGTTATTTTCTAGCGCAATTTCCTGTATTCCCACTGTACCCCCGCTAAAACGCGGGTCTCCACTGGCCTCATTTTCGGCTCCGGAATCCCCTAAAACCCCACGTAAAACGGCTCTGGCCGCTCGGGAAATAGTCAAGTGGCTGTTAAGGTAGGTTTTAGCAAAGTGTTCTGTGGTAGATTTGATGTAAGGCTTCAGTCGGATGAAATCAGTCTTGGATAGCTGTATGCAGTCGATAGTTCCATCGACCATAGAGATATAGTTCCGGGTTTTCCCGTTGTCCCTGTACTGCAGATAGGTGTGACGGTTGTGGTCGGTGAAGATTTTGTAGTCGCTCATTTGATGAACTCCTGAATAGTGACATACCCATTATAAGCTGGAAAAGCCCCCGAAAGGGCCTTTCCATTAGTCCAGGGGAATTTAGAACGGGATCAGTTCATCAGCGTCCAACTCCCACTCCTCCTCCGCACCATCGACGGTCAACTTCAAGACGACTTTCCCCTTGGTACAACTGATGACCACTCCTTCCAGGTCGATCCCATCATTGCTGAAGGTAACCTTATCACCCTTCTTGTACAGCTCAGCTGAAGAGGACTGGATTTCCGGAAGGATGAATGCCGAGATACGGGCCTTATCTTTCCCCTGGTAAGTTTCGTGGGCGATTTCAACACGGCAGGTTCTTCCCTTCAGTTCTCCGAAATTGAGACCCTGCTTTCCATCAGCCACATCCACTTCCATGGCCTCCAGCAAACCCTTCAGACGCCAAAGGGCCTGAGGTTGAAGGGAGGTGTTGTCATACACCACGGAACCCTTGTAGTCACCCGAGTGAACCTTCCACTTCCAACCCAAGTAGGGGTTGTCGTCGCGGGACATCTTTTCGACGACTTCGACGACTTCGAGGACATGCTCTCCCTCGGGAACTAGCCGTCCACCACCCCCACCTTCAACTCCGGTGAAGTCTACAGTGATGTCAGCGCGCTTACGAGCAGTAGTTGCCATGATTTACTTCTCCTTTGAAATGATCTTGCGAACGGGTTTCTTTTCGCCTTCAACCATGAGAGCCATGATCTGGGCTGCGGTGGGGTTGATGATTGACTCGGGACAGTCAGTCCCCATGGGGTTGCGAAGCTTCGTGGTGTAATAAGCATGGGGACCAAGCCGCATGCAGTACTCTACCTTCCTGGTCTTATCTTCCAGGAACACCTCGCGGACAAACGTATTCCCGATAGCCTTCACCGCCCCATTCAACATACCCGCTACACTGGGCATTAGGCGAGGACCTACTTGCGGATCAATGACGTCTTCTTCCTCACCACTCTCACCTTTACTGGTACGATCATGTGCGATGAACAAGACATTGATTCCCTTCTCGGTAAGGTCGCGGTAATTCAGCAGCCAGGTTTTCATCAGCCCAGACACCACTCCCCATAGCCGCTGGGACATGATATCTTTGTTCTCCTCGGCCATTGCATGTTCCATGGCCAATTCCTGCATTGAGCTGATCTGGTCCAGAATCACCGACTTGTACTTGTCGGAGGATTCCACGTACCAGTAAATTTCCTCCAGCTCAGACCACTTGGAGATGGACACTACATCAATGCCTTCCATGTTGGCAATGCTGTCGGTGCCTTTCTCACGAATGTCGATAAGCAGGATGGGTGAAGGGAAAGACCCGCCGAAGGTGGTTTTCCCGGTTCCTGACCGTCCATAAACCAACATGGACAGTACTTTGGGCAGAGCCTTTACAGGCGCTATTTTGTCGATGATCGACATTTCTACTTCTCCTTCCACTTGGTGGATAGGTCCCCCGAAAGGTCGGTCAGGGGATTCCGATTTGGTAATTATACCCTATTTAGCTTCTCGCAGGGAAGATGACTCCAGACTTTTCCATTACGTATTAAACTAATTCTTGTCTGGGAAATCCCCCATTTCTTTGATAAGGCTTTTCCAGACTCCACACTACCTTGGATACTCCGAATATCCAACTCAGTAAGCTTAGCCCTCCCATTCCGGACTCCGGGGAGTCGAACACGGTTTCCTCGACCCTTCTTATCCATGTCTTGAATATTGTCCATATGCGTACCAATGGATAAATGGTTGGGATTTACACAACGTTTATTGTCACAAGAGTGCATAACTACCATACCAGAAGGGATGGGTTTATGGGTTAATTCATAGGACACCCGATGGGCCGAACGGACCTTACCTTGGAATCTAACCATACCATAGCCATTAGAGTTTAGTCCTGCTCTCCATATCCAGCATCCGTCAAGGCCATTTACTGTAACTTTGTCCCAGAAGGTTTTCATCTCGTCTCCCGAAGCATATACAACTGCTTCCTGATGTATGAGGAGTCCAGACCTCGAACTTCAGCCGAGCAGATGGGGTAGTAAGTGCAGGTTGAACAGTTGAAAGTCAAGTTACGGGCTTTGCTGGTGCTGTTTTCGATCTCATGTGCGGTGTCGAAGAACTCCTCCACAACATTGATGATTAACTCCTCGGCTGGCTTCGGTAGGTAAACTCGCTGGAAAAATACGTTCTTGTCAATCTTAGCCAGAATATCAGCATAGTCCTGAGGGTTTAGACCAAGCTCGTTAATGCGTCCCAAGTAGGTGGCCCGATCAGTGTCGATGTTGGCCCGCTTGGTCAGTCCACCCGCCTTCAGTTGCTCAGGGATCGCTGGAGGCTTAGTCCTCAGGTAATCCCACAAGATTCCGTCAACCTTAAGTCCCGTGTCCCTAGCCGCCCAATAGTACAAGACCGTCTGGATGTCAGCGAACCTGGCGTTTTCATCTGGTAGGGTTTTATGGGTTTTGTGATCACAGAGCCAGCGTCTTCCTTGAGTATCATCTGGCATAGCATCGATGATACCTTTGAACTTCAGTCCACGATACTCAGTCATCACCTCAAGCTCAGCTCGATCGCCATAGGTCAGCCCATCGTTGGTCCAATGTCGATTATACCGATGAATGATAGAGACCAACTCCTCCGGAGCGGGATACTGTTCAGCCTCTTCAGCCCAGAGCTTTGAATAGGCTTCAGAGTAAGCTCCCAACGGGACCATTGGGTCTTTGCCCAGAATATTGGCTTCCATCATAGCATGAAGCACTGTACCCCTGAGCATAGCCACTGGAGCCGTTCGCCTTATCAACCCCTGGCCATACCGGTAATCATAAGAGGCATGACACCGGCGCCAGGTTTTGATTTTGGACTGGCTGTAGTATTCTTCTCGACTCATGCTGCTTCCTTCGCGAATTCGTTAGCCAGATCCCAGAGCTGGGAGTTGAACTTGAAGTCCCGCTTGACATTGCGGACGGGGAGAAGCTTTAGGTTAGCTCCACTGGACGACCTGCCCATCATACCACCCTGGGTCAGGTTTTCTTGTACCCGGTTGAAAACCTTCCAGAGGTCACTTCCCATGTCCTGCGGGCGACGTGCTTCCAGAAGTTGTTCAACGGTAAGAGGATTGCGATTGCCCCACCGAATGGCGATAGCTTTCTGAGCAAACTCCTGTTGTTCCTTCAGGGGGACTTGAACATCCGACCAGTGCTTGATGCTGTCAGACAGCCTGTGGCTGAGTCCATCGATCTCATGGGTGACCTGGACTACCTTTTCTTCCAAGTCCTTGATCCGGTAGTGCTTCAGAGCGATGCCACCCCAGAGCGATCCGGCGACCATGCCGTTGGAGCAAACCATACGGAACATGCCCAGAGCCATACGCAAGGCCCAGGAACCGTTGTGGGAGTTGAGTACGATGAGTTCAGGCACCACGTTGTCGGTATCCAGCATCGGAAAGTCTTTATGACGCAGACGGATAGCGTGGCGTGCGAACTGAGGGGTCTTCGAGTGCTTAGCCGCGTTGGCCGAAGAAACTTCCCAACCCATGTCCTGAAAACGTGAAAGAACATCTGCCGTCTTGATATGAACGTATTGATCAGACAGCTTGGGGGAATGGGTCTCCGAATAAACCGCGGAGGGGAGGATGAGGTCAGACATTTGATTCTCCTTGAAAGTGGTGGTAACCAGTGCCAGCCAGGGCCGACAAATTCATTATATCAGGGTCAGGCCCGGATGTCAGGACTTGTCTTCCCTGATTTTAATGAACCGGGGATGTCTCAGAGAACCTTCTGGGGTCACCTGATGGTAGTGAATCTCAATGACTTTCTTCAGGATCAAGTTGGAGTTTTGCCAGAACAACTCCCGTTGCTCATCTGAGAATCCAGATCCTACGCTGACCCGTTTGTTGTTGTAGAAGACGATGGCGGCTCCCAACATACCCCGATACTTGCCTTCACCTTCAACCAGAGATTCTACCCGAAGATCCGCATCGTTGGTTTCCTTCAACTTCATCCAGTCCCGATGCCGAGAGAAGCGATAAATACCTCTGGCATTCTTCACGATACCACCCTCATAGCCCAGGTTGAGAAACTGGTTGTAGTATTTGAAGGCGTCGGCTTCCGAGGAGAGGTCGTACGCGGGCGTCAAAACCAACCCTGATGGCGTACCTGCCCGAAACATTTCTGTGAGCTTAAAACGTCGCTGACGCCAGGAATTGACCGGGGTTTTCCATTCATCCGGGTCCAGGTAATCGAAGATGTTGTAAACCGTAGAGTCATTCTGTTCTGATTTCCGTTTGACCGCTGAGACTGAGGAATTGAAGTTCCCTGAGGTAAGTTCCCCGTCGAATACTCCATTGCGGCCTAGCTTCAGAATGGAATCCTTCAGATGGTCTGAAGAGGTAAACTCTTTCCCATTGCGTGAGAGCAGAGTGACGGCTCCCTCATCAACCATGGCGATGCATCGAAGACCATCATACTTGGGCTCGATGACGAAGTTTCCCCGAGTTGGAAGAGTGGTGAACTTAGCCGCTCGCATAACGTCAAACTGCCTTATCAGTCCGGGGTAAGCTTGAAGCACCAGCTTAGGGCCTAGCCCACAACAAAGGTCTTTCTGAATGATCCTCAGGTACACTTCGAAATCTTCGGCGTCCCTCATGCATTCCCCAAGCTTAACCCTCGCCTCATTGCCGGTAAGTTTTCGGAGTGACATCAGGTCCAGTAGCTGATGCGCTTGGTCCTCATTTTGGGGAGCCCAGTGAGTCGGGCGAACCATCGAGGTGATTCCGAAGGTGATGAAGGGATCAAGAGCGTATCTTAGAACTTCCTTCAGGTCCGCTTGGTAAGGATACTCCCTCAGGAGCCTTACCTTATCGGTTGGTGAGTTGTGTTGAGCTATTGCATCGAACAGTTTAAGCATTGCTTTTCTCCATGCCAAGGTTTGCCAGCTCCCCAAGGGCCAACTTCGATGTCAGCTACAATGGGAACAGGTAATTTTATGTCAAATTGGTCCAGCCAGGTGGGTTTCTCCATACATCTTTTTACCTGCGGTAAGATTTCATCCAAGTACTCGGTTTTGACCCACATGAGGATAGAGTCATGTACTTCACCTTTCATCCGGATTTTGTCTGGGTTCAGAAGTTGAATCTTCTCATAGATATCTAGCATCCCCATGACCTTCAGGTCACCAATGAACCCCTGGACTGGAGAGTTGATTGCTTGACGCTCAGCTTCAGAAGAGACCATACGGTCTGGAGACCAGATCCCCGGTAGACGACGCTTTCTACCCGATAGAGACCTAACGAACCCATCGATTTTGACTAGGTCCCGTTGACGCTTGTGCCAGGCCGGTAGAAAATGGTAAGTCCCAAAGAATCCTGTGCGTATATTGGTAGACTCAGAGAAGGTTACGTCCCACTCATATTTAAGCTTGGCATATTCACAGAACTTGTTAGCTCCCATCCCATAAACATACCCGAAGTTAATTCCCTTGGACTGCTTCCGCTTTTCCTTCCAACGCTTTTCCAGTTGCACAGCCATATCCGGTCCCATAGCCTCTAACTGGTCTAATACCTCTGACATGGAGAGAGGCTCCATACCTGACCCCGTCTTGGCTACAGTCTCTCTGGCCATTTGAAGATCAGCTTCACTTCCCCCTAACCGAAGAACCCCAACCGTAGTCCTCCAGTGAACATCAATACCGTCTCGATAGCATTTGACCAGTTCTGGGTCTTGAGAAACAATGGCGATGACCCTCAGTTCAGCTTGGGAGAGGTCACCTTGTACAAAGGTCCATCCTGGAGGGGCTTCGATCAGGTTGCGGATGGTCCCGTCACGTGGTACCTGGTGGAGTCGTGAAGAGTAACGTCCAGTGACCGTCCCATGGAGCTTAGTCCCAAGGTATAGATAGGGGCCGATCATGAATTCCTTCCATCCCTCGATGTAGGTGGAGAGAAACTTCTGATTCTCCCGGTAATCCACCAGTTGTTTGACGATGGGGTGGTCCAGATGGGATAGAGCTTCTTCCCCGGTACTGGCCGCTCCCTTGTCCGTAAAGACCGATGGAGTCAATCCCAGATCATGGTAAAGGGCCTTTCCAACCTGAGCGGGAGAGTTCCAATTGATGGGGTGTCCTAGAGAATGGTTGAGTTTAGCTTCTGCCAGTTTGAGCTTAGTGGATAGCTCCTGTTCTGTTGCACGGAACTTATCCAGGTTGACGAAGTGGCCTTCCCGCTCGATAACCTCGTACATCCTGGAGGCGGGCATGGTCAGATGCTGATAGATATTTCGGGTTTCCAAGTCCTTCATCAGGTCCTTACGATACAGGTTCCTGAGCTGATAGGTGTAGTGGCAGTCCCAGGCGCAATACGTGAAGAGCTTAGTAGCCGTGGTATTGCCCTTCTTTTCCGCCGTGGTCAGATCATAGTCAGGAGCATCCAGGTGGAACCTAGCATTCTCCTTCAGGCCATGCGGGGTATTCTCGTCCAGGTTATAGTGAGCAAGCATCGTGTCATCCCGGTTGTAGAATGACACTCCGAACTTATGGTACAGGAAGAGTGAGTCGAATTTCCAGTTTTGGTTGATGACCGGAATGCTTAAGCTGGACATCCATTCAAGCAGTCGACGTTGAGTCTCCTCCGGAAGGGTTGGAGCTTTGCGTATCGGTAAGACCCAGGCTTCCCCTGCCAAAGGGAGGTACATCCCCACACAGTTGATGTATGAGGCTGGTTGAAAATGGTCCAGCCCAGAAGTTTCTAGGTCACATACAAACTCACGCTCTAACTGGAATTTGGTTCGAAACTCATCCAGGTTAGATCGGTCGATGATACGGATTTTGAGTTCGGTGGTAATCTGGGTCTTCCCTCTTACCATATCCCTGAACCTAGCCATAGTCCGATTGAACTCAGGAGCTTTCCCTGGATCACGCAGAACATAAGCCGGAGAGAAGCAAGGCATGTACTTGATGCCGTCCCGCTCAATGACCTTACCTACGACACCAGTGATTCGGGCCTCTTTACAGACTGACTTTACTGCGGTAGCCCCGAGCACCAGAACGAACTTGGGTCGTAACCGGGCTATCTCTTGTTGTAAGTAATGGGAACAGGCTTTGACCTCAGCGGGCTCGGGCTTTTTGCCATCTGGCGGGTTGCACTTGACTACCCCAGTGTAAGCGAAGTGTTCGATGCCAATCTTATCCATCGCTCGATAGAGCTCAGCTCCCAGCTTCCCCTGGAGGTAAGCACCGGCATTGGCGTCGGAGACACTTGGAGCATCGCCAATGACTAAGACATCAGTAGACTCTTCGGCTAAAGTGGCTGGGATACATATGCTTGCTGAAGATTTGTGAAGATTGCAGAGTTGACATTCACTGTTGTACATGGTATTCCAGCTGAAGTAAGTAATTCAATTCCGGAGGCGTCCCGGTACTGTTCAATGTATTTTACAGCATTTATCCCAGCATTGATCAGGAGCTTTGCACAATTTGTACAGGGAGACAACGTGCTATACAAGACTGCCCCATCGGTAGAGATGCCATGTCGAGCGGCGTAAGCGATAGCGTTCTGCTCGGCATGAATGGTGCGTTGACATCCACCCATGGCGCTTGAGGCCACCGTGCAGGCCCTGTTGCAATGAGGGAATCCCGAGGGAGGCCCAGCATAGCCCGAGGATATGATTCTCCCCTCTCTGGCTATGATAGCCCCCACCATCTTTCGTCCACAGGTAGAGCGAAGAGAGGTGACGAGGGCATGGTAAGCCATTTGCTCGTCCCGGGAAATTCTCATTGAACTTGCTCAGGGGTGGGGTGGGTTTCGTTAGGTGCCCATCCCGCGGGGTGCTTATATCCCTTGCCGAGGAGCCGGTCGTATATCTCTTTGGGTTGGGGTATTTCTGAGCATAAGTTACTGATAACGATCAATAGATGATCCATGATCTCATCATCCACCACCAGTTCCAGAGGTCGGGAAAGCTCGATGAGCTCAGCCGCTAACGCTTTGCGAATCATGTTCAGCTCAGGGCTATCCTTTAGGGTGTCGGGAGTTACGAAGATAGTTTTCATGTCATTTCCAGATGGTGTTGAAAAAGATGGTAGTGTTCATCTTGAATCCAGCTGCGTTCTTGTGTCCACCGCCCCCGTAGTGCTTGGCGATTCGGGAAACGTCGAAGTCACCCTCTGATCGAAGAGAGATGACTACTTCATTGAGATTGACGAAGAAGGTGGCACTGGGCAAACCGGTACGAAGGCAAATCGCATTACCCGTTTCGCTGATGTCATTGCAGACGTTGATGCTATTGAAAGTGTGAGGAGTACCCTCGTTGTCGTGAAGGGTAATGGCGTTCAACTTTCCGTGAGCTACCTTATTGATCCGGATAGCTTGAGACTTCAGCAGTGTTTCCCCCACCCGGATGGTCTTCCAGTGGAGATCAGGAGAATGCATGACTTCTTCCCAGGCCTCGAAATTCTGGGGTACTTGACGTAGTCCTTCACAGTAAGCCTTAGTGTCGGCCATCGTGAAGCGCCACAGATCCCAGTCCTCGATGTGTCGTAATCCCATGGGGGGTTCCTCGGTATGGAAGAACTCCCAAGCTAGACGACACCCAGACTTCTCATTATTGAGTCGGATGTTGGTAGAAGAATTGATGCTAACAAACTCATCCAGAGCCCCTTTCCCGACCCAGTTCTCGATGGCCGTCTTATGATGGTCTAGCCAGATTACTCGTGGACAGATCTTCATGAGCAGATGCATCTCAGAAACCGGCAAAGAGTAGTCCAAGATGTATACCCAACGATCGGTAACTACGTAGGTGTCTTCGCCAATCAAGATGCTATCAGCACTAATCACACAATCTCCGTAATTGGCGGGAGCATAATCCGCGTGGTCGCCCAGATGGGTCCATGCAGCGTAAGCGGCTCCGAATCCATCTGCACAGTTGGCGTGGTAGATAACAAGAGGTTTCATTTGGTTCTCCAGGTCATGGTCGGTTAGATTGAGCTGAAATTTGAGTTCAGCCCAGAGTTCTTCAAAGCTTTGAGTATTCTCCACGGAAGCAGTGTAGTGAGGTAATGTGAGTTGTAAGAGTCCCGGGACTAATCATTTCCCAGGCCTCGGGTTGAACGGTCCTTAACCGTTCCAATATCCATATTATCAGACGAATGGCCATGTAGATGTCATTTCGCCAGTGATTAGTAACATCACAGGAGCGAAGATAATAAACGCCATGCAGCTGGTCGTTCCGGACTATGAAATGGTAGCCTAAGGTACAGGGAGTTCGATCCTTATGGACAGCTCCGGTGTCCTCTGGAAAGAATATAGGTAGAAAGGCTTGACGAGTGAGGGGCTCCCGAGCTAGTAACTCGACTACACTATGCAAGTCACCATACTCATAGAGGATTCCCCTATGTGGAGTCAAACCTAAAAGAAACTGGGGTTGTGGTCTATCGGACGCGGGAACTTTACGGGCGTAGCGGGGCCAGAATCGCTCCATATAGTTGTGGTTGAACCTCCCACTGGGCTCCCTGAACTGGTCGGCACCTTTCCCTAATCTCCATTTGGACCATTGAATACCGGGGTTGAGAGGATAGCCGCAGACTCTTTCCTCAAAGTGATCATCAGCCCATGGAAGGTCAGGCTCAATGTCTTTCCGATAGCCTTCTAGTTCCTCATCCGGTAACCATAGGGTAGAGGAGTGGTTGAGGATCTCATAAGTCTCCATGTCTGGCTTACCACGAACCAGCGTCCCCTGCCAATGACTTGGCTTAACAATGGGCGCTGTGGAAAAGGCCAACCGAACATCCATCAGTAGATCTTGGAAAGAGGGGTATTTCATTGAATTATTCTCATGCAGTGTATAGCGATATTATAAGCCCTGTCAGCGGCTAATTCAGGGTTGGCATTAGCCGGAGTACTGGAAAGGGCAGCACACATGAACCGGATCCTATTTTCATCCTTCTGTCTTGACAACTCTTGATCAAGATCAACGATGTACTTTTGTAGGATGGCTACTTCATCTAAATTCTTAAGACTCATCGAGGTACTCCCCAGGCTGAAAAGAGGCGCCATTGTCCTGGCAGTATTTAGCTAAGGCACGACAGTCCAGTTTAGCCTGAGTCATTTCCCACATCTTTACTCTATGCTTGTAAGCGTATCGGCATTCTGGCTCGAAGAACTTAGCCGTGGCGTTGAGGAAAGTCCGGTAGTACCGAGGATCGTGCCTCTTTAGGTGTTCATAGAACTCAATAGGGTGGGTATGCTGAAAGAGGATCGGAGCGAAGAGCGCGGTAAGGAAGCAATTGGCGAAGTAAAGCCGGTAGATGCGGGGGGGGTGTGCCAGGCCAAGCTGTTCAAGAATGATTGGTAAGAGGGCATAATCGGCGGTGTGCTTTTGAATGAGCTCCGTGCTTCGGTATATGATGTCGACTTCAGTCCACTTGGTTGTTTGAGTAATAATGATGGAACGGATACAGTGCCCTTGAGACCGAGTGTCTTTGTTTTGTCCCAGGGTATTGAGAGCAACGGATGTGTGCGGAGAACTGCGGCGAGCGGCCAGCTTGGTTTTAGCTGCATTGACTTCCTCCTGATTGAAGTAGTTACGCATGAGTTGAGGGATTTTTCCTCCCCGATAACCTAGCTGAGCTAAGTCGACTTCAGGTAGAGTATCCAGGGAGTGGGTGATTCCCTGCACCACTTTCCTGACCCCAGTATAAAGGGATTGATAAGAGGGGATGGCGGCTACTTCGTAACACAGGTCAACTAACATTTGCAATCCTTACAGATAAAGCGTCCAGGGTTATGGCGGGAGGTACCTCTAATGTATTTCCCGCCGGCGATTTGCACACGGTTCTTACAAATAGAACAGTACCTAAGGTTGAGAGATATACCATCTGAGTTGGTGGGTTGATTAGTAATCTCCCGGTAACGATCATTTCCGGCTGGGTCAAACATTGCCATTGGGTTTTCCAGCTAAACAGTCGGGACAGACACGCCGCTTGTACTTTCCTATCACTACAAACTTAGAGCCTTGAACAGAGCATTTGCGTTCCTTACAGCGGAAGCAGGTCCAGGTTACGGTGTGAGTCATTTCTTCAGCACCTTATCGATGTCTTTAAGGAGTGTGTGATATTTACGTGAAACAGAAGGATATGGGTAACATTGTTCAAGTATCTCCTTGGCTCGCTCGAGTAACTTGGTTCTAGCGTCTATCTTGTCTGTCAAGTTCCCCAAGATAATGTCAAGTTCTAAGAACATGATTTCAACTCCTCGGTGATGTCTCCAGCCGGTAGGCGTTCCCATTTCTCAGGTGAAAGACCCTGTAACTCACCAGGTTTTCTCCATGTCAGGAACCCCTCTGGGTGGCTCCAACACTCACGAAGAATCTCATGGGTCTTGGGTTGTTTTGGACGCCCCCGATATTTCCAATCGGAGTCCCACAGTTTTCCATTCCAAACGGTCCACAAAGAACCTTGTGCAGAAAACTCAATTTCCCACGTAAGCAACACTGCGGCGGCTATGTGAGGAAGACCGGGAAGGTCGATCCATTTGTTGCTCATTTCAACTCCTTCGCTTTGTAGAGTGGCGTTCCCTCTGCCAGTTCTTCGTACAGGTTCCCATAAGGTTCGTCAGCACCGTTTGGACGATTGGCAAGGCCCACAGCCCCGACAGGCTCCGCATCACAGAGGATGTAGCCGGATAGGTCTTGCGTGGCGGCAAGCACTTCCGTTGCGTAGCGAACCATCACACACGGGTCTGTTGCCAGTACCACACCATGAAGCGCACCCCGCAGCATCACGATCTGCTTGGTCGCGTTGGCGAGTTGCTGTTCAAGTTCTTTCACTCGCCTTGTCAAATCTTTTT